GGTAGTCGTGCGTGCCCGCGGAGTCGATCTCGATCCAGTGCGCATCGCCCGCCTCGACGACGAGCTTGCGGAAAACGCCTTCCGCGGTCGGCGACCTGCAGATATTGCCCATGCACAGGAACAGGATGCGCGCTTTTTCCCTATGAATCATGGGCTTTTCTACATTCTCGGCGGTCTCGGACACCTCCGAAAACGTATCAACGCATCCCAATAGAATCAATTGCGTTCGGCTGTATATGGGAGAGCGTCATTCGCGCGGGTGACGCGCGGAGATTGCCGCGCGCGCGGCGCGGAGGCACGCTGCGCTTCGACTGGCAGCGGCGGAGCGGCGGATGCAGAACGACAACGGCGTGCGCATCACGGGGATCGACATCCCCTTCAACGACCTGATCATCTTCCTGGTGAAGCTCGCGCTCGCCGCCATCCCTGCGATGCTGCTGCTGCTGGGTGTCGGCGCAGTCGCGGTCGGGATCCTGGCCGGCCTCGGGAGCGCGATGCGGTAGCGAACCCGGAGCGTGCCGCCGGCGCTACCGCGCCGCGCCAATCCACTCGACCAAACACACGCGCTGCGCGCGCTCGCGCCGCGCGCTCTCCGCCAGCAGGGCAACGCAGTTCAGCTCGAGCGCGGCCTGATCCTCAGGGGTCGCGTGGTCGTACCAGATCGGCAACTGGCACGTCAGCAGCGGCGGCAGCTCCATGCAGGTCTGCGGCCGCGCACGCTGCACGGTCGGCGGCGGATCCGGTGACGGCCGCAGCCCAGCACAGCCGGTAGCGAGAACCGCGCACAGGCACGCGGACAGTCGATTCGCCTTCACGGACGGGCACCTCGCGGTATTCGATCACGGGCGTGCGCGCGATCGCCGCCTGCAGGAGATCGGTCGCCTGGCGGTACTGCCAGAGCGCCGTAGCGGTCGCGGCGCTGCGCGCCTCTGCGTCGGCCTGCGCGGCATTCGCTTCCTCGATCTGGGTCGTCCACTGGGCCCGCTCTGCGGCGCGGGCGCTGGAGATCTCGTCCACGAGCTGCGCGTCGCGGCGCCAGTCGTTGACCGACCAGCCCGCGCCGAACGCGCTCGCGAGCAGCAGCACGGCGCCGAGCCAGCCGGCCCATGGCGGGATCAGCTTCAGCACGTCTGGACGCCACGGAGGCGAGCGCCGAGCGTGCGGCGACGCGCCTCTTCGATGCCCTGCGCGCGCTCGATGCGCCGCCTCAGGCACGGCTCTACGACGCGCTCGTGCACCATCCGACGGAACGCCTCGAAGTCCTCGCGCGGCACAGGGTGCAGGCGATGACGGAGACTTCTGAACCGATCGCGAGTCACGACTTTGGCCTCGTCGTGCGACCCGCCTCGCGCTCGGTCATGTACCGATCGCCGAGGAGGCCCCACAGCACCTTGCGGCGGCCGTGCGGCCACACTTGTCTCTCGCTGCGGATGTCGTAGAGGTTGAACGGGTGCGCGTCGTGATCTTCGCCTTCCTTCGGCGTCGACAGGCAGTGATGGTGAATGCTGCCCACGCGAATGCGCCCGGTTAGGACGCTGTCGCACACCCACGAGCGCGCGTACCACGGCGAGTCTCGCAGGTAGAACCCTGTCGACCAGTACGCGAGCCCGCGCCCGCAGCGACACCGCGCGCCCGCGCTGTACACGAGTTCCCACGGGCGGAAGTAGACCTCGTGCTTCTCGGCCAGCCGCCGGCGCAGACCGTACACGACGTTGCCGATGCCGAGCGTCCAGAACAGCCGGTACCACGCCGTCCGCAGCAGGATTCGCCCGCGCTCGCGCACCGTGCCGCCTATGCCGTAGTTGCCGACGTCGTTCAGCACCCGCGTGACGAAGTACGGCCAGTGGCGCTCGTGGCCGATGCGTAACCACTTCCAGCCCCACGCCTGCACCTTGGTGTAGCTCATTCGCGTGGGCTCCACGCCGACCCGATCTCCGGCCATCGCTTCGTCGCCACGCGCGCGAGCATCGGGTACACGAACGCCGTGATGATGCCGGCGACGATCGACACCTCGAGGCGTGTGACGAGCGAGGCCTGCGGCTCCAGCGCGTCCCACAGGATCGTGGTGAAGATGGTCGCGAGCAGCCAGTTGAGGACGAACGTCACGCCCTTCTGGTGGCGTACGTCCTCGGCCGTCTCCACGGTTGGCAGGAAGTAGCGCTCGAGGATCAGCGTCAGGATCCAGCCCGCGGCGCCGGCGACGATGATCGACAGCACGACGGGCCAGCGCGCGGCGAAGTCGAGCACGCTCTCGATCGATGGGATGTCCATGCTATGCGGCCTCCGCAGTGCCCGCGATCGGGCGAATGGTGAGCGTGTGCGTCGTGCCGATCTTCAGCTCCGCGCGCAGGGCATCGAGCGCCTTCGCGCTGTCCTCGACGCTCGCAAGTCCGTTGAACCGCGAGTGCCGCAGGCCCACGAGGATGCAGCCGAGGATGCTGTTCACCGTGACGCCTGAGTGGATCAGGATCGCGGAGCGGCCCCAGCGCTGACCCGCCGGAATGTCGCCGGGCATCGAGTAGACGCCGAGGCGCGGATTCACCAGGCGCCACACCCGCTCCCACTTCGCCCCGTTGTGCGGGAGCAGCGTGTACGTGCCGTCGGGCACGCAGGACTCCATCAGCGCGCCCTCGCGCCGCTGACCGCCGGGGCCGTCCGGATCCGCCCGCCATGGCTCCTCGAGCGTCGCGAGGACGAGGCTGCCCGCGTACAGGCGGCCGAGCGTCACGTCCGGAAGGTATGCGTGCCGCACGAGCTGCAGGTTCATGGTCCGTGCCTCCAGCCGTGGTACGTGAGGATGAAGTACGCGAGCGCGGCCAGCGCTGCCGCGAGGATCCCGCGCACGCTCCACTTCCCGACCTCGGCGAACTTCTCGTCCAGCCATTCCTTCAGCGCGGCCTTCACGGCCGCCTTCATCGGATCGCGCGCGAGCTGCTCCTCGAGCTTCTCGATGCGCGCCTCGTGATCGGACGACTCGGACTCCGCCATCAGGCCCCCCTGTGCCAGTGGAACTGCAGGCCGAACGGGCAGCCCTTCGACCGGTAGTCGGCGTCGTAGACGCCGCGCGCGTCGCGCGGGATCAGCTTCCAGCCGATTCGGAACTGGCCGTGCGCGCGCGCTCCGCGCGGCCAGCGGATCCACAGGCCTGCGAACGGGCCCTGCCAGGTGTACGACCACAGCACGCGCCGCACCGGCTCGCGATCTTCGAACTCCGCGGCCTCGAACTCCTGGGCCTCGTCTTCGTCAGGGCTCAGGACCGTGTTGCCGCGGACGCGCACGCGAGGCGGGTCGATCTGGATGCCGAACGGCCACACGAAGCGGAGGTTGTTCACGGGGTTCCGCCACGCGGACCACACTAACGCGCGTTTCCACGGTGGCGCGCCCTGCATGAAGCTGCGGGGGCCCGCGACACCGTCCTCGTCGTTTCCGTAGATGAGCCAGACCCACCGCACGCGCCACTGCGCCAGCTTTCTGGGTGTGCTCGTCCCGTCGTACACGAAGAAGCGCGAGTCGCGGATCTCCCAGGCGTGCCGGCGCGCGAGCACGTAGCAGAGCGGGATGCCGATCACCCAGAGCGGCGCGACGACGAGCACGCGCAGCAGCCACGCTGCGACGTGCACGGGGACGAGCGCGAGCATCAGACGTCGTCGCGAATCTTCGGGTCGCGCGGCGCGGAGCCGCCGGCGCCATTCGGCTTCGAGTTGCGACGGAGCAGCCACCAGAGCGCGGCGCCGGCGGCCGCCAGTGAGACGATCACGATCGCGGTTTCCATGTGTACGGACTCCTTCGTCAGTCGTTGGGGGAACGTGTGCGCGCGAGCAGCTGCACCGCGAGCACGAGGAGCTTCAGCACCTGGCGGGCCTGAGCGAGGTTCGTCGTGTTCGCGGCGAGCCACGCCTCGATCTGCGCGGGGGTCGCGGCGCGGAGATCTCGCCATCGGGGATCGGCCTCGAGCGCATCCCGCGTCTCTTCTCCGGGAGACTTCGAACGCTCGACCCAGCTCTGCGTCGCTCGGTGCCAGCGCTTCCCCGTGGGCTGTTCGTCGGTCGAGACGACACGCCACTCGGACTCGATGTCGTAGCCGTCGGTGTCGTCGACGAGGATCCCCTCGCCCGTCGTACGGTGCTCGAGCAGGATCACGCTTGTCCCACCGTCATCGCGCCGGATCCGCCGCTCGTCGACGCGGTGCCGCCAGACTTCCGCTGCAGGTACTGGAACTCGTAGCTCGCGCCCGGCGTGAGGCCCGAGAGGGCTGTGCTCGAGATCGTGCAGACGCCGGGCTCGATCTCGCCGGCGATGTTGCTCGCGCTCGGCGAGCTGGTGCCCGTCGCACCGGACACGTCGGCCCACGATCCACCGGACGGCCGCCATTGGATCTTCGCCTGCAGCTGCACCGTACCGTCGCCTGCGGTGTTGCAGTTGTGCACGAAAGAGGACGACACGTTGATCGTTCCCGACGCGGGTGCCGTCAGGGTCACCGACGGCCCGGAGCTCGGGTAGAGCGACGAGCCCACGTTGGTGTTCGTGTTCGACAGCGTCGCCCGTGCCGACGCAAGCGGCTGCGCGTCCACCACCTTCGAGAGCGACAGCCGCTTCACGATCGTCTGCCCGGCCGCGGTCACGCTCACATCGACGTAGGCCGTCTCAGCGGCGACCGCGGTGATCGTGAAGAACCCGCCGGAGTACGCCCCAACGCTGCAGCCGCTCGGCGACAGCGACACGCTCGACGGTCCGATGTCAGCGCCTGCCTGCTTCACCGAGACCGCGATCGACTTGGGAAGCGCGCCCGACTTCACTGCTCCGAGGTAGTCGCAGGGGACCTGCCAAGCCTCCGGGACGAGGACGACCTGCACCGGGCTCACGCCATTGCTGCCGTTCGCCCCGTCGTTGCCGCTGGTCCCTGCGGGCCCGAAGGCGATGTCCGTGAATCGAGCGCCGGGCGAGTAGATCGAGCAGTCGAAGTAGAGCCGCTGGTTCGCAGCTGCAGCGATCGCTTGGATCTGCACTCCGTTCTTCAGCCACCGCACCTGCTTTCCGTCGTAGTGCACGGCGAGCACGTCGCTCGTCGTGTACGGCGTGGAGGCCGCCAGATAGCTCGCGCCCGCGTAAACGTACGCGATGCCATCGCTCGCCGGGTTCCACGAGTAGTCGATGCTGCTGAAGCTCTGGTCGGTGAGCGGGTCGCTGTTGAGTCCGAGCACTCCGCCCGCGTTCGTCTGCCCTGCGCGGAAGCTCACGAACGCGCCGCCCACCCACGACTCGAGCGAGTACACGTCCGAGTCATAGGCCGCTGCACCACCCCCGCTCTTCGCGATGGTGGTTCCCGAGACCAGAGACGAGCCGCGCGGTACGAGCGTGAACGCCGGCGCGCCGGGATTCCCGATTGGGCCGAAGCTGATGTCGAGGATCTGGCTGCCGACATCAGCGAAGGCGGAGTCGAAGTAGAGCCGCAGACCCGGCGGCGCCGGCGTCGTGTAGATCAGCGTGCCGTTCACGCGGTACTCGACCGCGGAGCCCGTGTAGCGGATGCCGAAGAGCGTCTCCGCGTCCCACGCGTAGTTGTACTGAAACCGCTCGCTGCCGTTCTGGTAAACACGCACCGTCGCGTCGCCAGGGTACGTGAACAGCGCGTAGTCGATCGTGCTGTACTCGGCGGACGCGAGCGGGTCGGTCGTCAGTCCGCCCATGAGGTACGCGGCCGATGCGGTGTGCAGGCCGCCCGGCGTGAGCCGGTGGACGCGGAAGGTCACCTCGCACGGCCCGACGTAGGACTCGAGCGAGTAGGCATCGCCCTCCCACGAGCCCGTATTCCCGATCTTGTGGACAGCGTTGGCGACCGCCGCCATCACCGCCGCCCCGGAGTTGCGCGGCACGAGCGTGAGGCCGGGCGATGTCGCAAGCGCAGCGGGCCCGAAAGCGACGAAGTCGAGCACACCGCCTGCCGTCGCGAACGCGGAATCGAAGTAGAACGTTCGTCCGGGGTTCGGCGCCGTCCGGACGAGCACGCCGTTCCGGTAGTAGCGCACGCGCACACCGTCGTACACGATCGACAGCGTCGTCGCGAGGTCGTAAGTCAGCCCGGTCAGGACCTGGTTGCCGTTCTCGTAGATCTCGAGCCCGCCGTTCGCCAGGTAGAACGCGTAGTCGAGCGACGTGTAGCTCGCATCTGTCGCGGGATCCGTGTTCAGGCCGAACATCGTCGATTGCGACACGATGCCAGCCTTCGCCGCGACGTAGCAGGCCGGGTAGCCCTGCACCGAGTACGCCTGCGACGCACCCCACGAGCCCGAGCCGGCGCCAGTGATGCGCGCGCCCTCCTTCGCAGCGTTCACCAGGACGAGGGAGAACGCGCCGGCCCCATCGACACCGTCGAAGCGGACCGGTGTGGACCAGCCGCCGACGAGTGCCCCGGCCGCGGTCTTCTCGGCGCTGCTCATCCAGCATGGGTTGCCGTCCGCCGCAGGCGGTGCATCCGACCAGCCAGCCGGCGAACTGCCCGTCGGCGTGCTCGGCTGCGTGGCAGCGCGTCGGAAGATGAAGTCGATGAAGTTTCCGGTGCCGCCGGCGGCGCCGGGCGTACCGTTCTCGCCGACGATCCGGATGGCTGGGCTCCACGAGCCGGACGTGCCGACCCGCTGCCGCATGTAGATGTCGCTGCCGGCGACGAACGGCGGGTCGTGCCACGTCGACGCATCACCGGAGTACTGCACGAAGAGCGAGTCGCCGGCGGGGCCCGTGCCAGCTGCCGACGCGGTCGCCGTGATCGTGCTCGTTGCCGTGCTCGGAAGGAACGTCGAGACGTTCGGCGTGTTGAAGATCGTCTGGCCCTTGCGGGTGCGCCCCCAGTACCAGCGCTGCGCTCCGCCGGGCAGCGGATGCACGAACCGCGTGCCGCGAATCTCGCCCACCTTCGACGCATTGATCAGCTGGTCGTCGACCGACGCGAAGATCTCGACGACGTCGAAGAGCGACCAGTCGGGGACCGTCGCCTCGATCGCGATTCCGCCGACCTGAGCGGTCGCGCTCAGCCCGGTGAGCGGCGGCGGACGCGAGTCGGCGTCCTGCGAGGCCGTCTCCGGCGCAGGCACGAACTGCACTCGGAGGGCAGCGACCGCGAGCGACCGACTCGAGATCACGTCCGGCGAGTTGTAGCCCATCCATACGCCGGTGTTCGACGGGTAGCGGTGGCGCCCCTCGTTGTCCAGGAACTTGATCTCGCCGACCGGCGGCAGCGATCCGCTCGGAAGCGTCACGGCGCCGGTGTTCGCCACGAACTTGCCCGTGAAGTCGGGCACCGAGAGCAGCGACCCGTCGAGCAGCACGAGCAGCGCGCCCGGTCCGCCGGCGCCGCCCGGGCCGGCCGCGTACGTGTTCCGGTCCGGCATCAGCACCGTGGTCGGCGCCGAGCTGTTTCCGGAGAGGTTGATGCTCGCACTCGCGCCCAGGCCGAAGCCGCGCGAAATCACGCACAGCCCCGCTCCGCCCGCGGCGCCCGCGCCACCGAGAGAGCGGATCGACGACCCACCGGTGACGATGCGCCCGCCCGGCGCGCCGCCTGTGCCGCGGAGATCCGTGGGGAGCCCGCGCAGCGTGCTTCCGACCACTTCGAGGAGCAGCGGCGGGAACGTCGCGTGCGCAGCGCGCGTGAGCCGCGCCGGCATCGTCGTCATGTCCGGCGGCCCGTCCTCGTAGTCGCGAGCGACGTCGATGCCGTCCCAGCCGCGCGAGTTGCCGACGAAGCCGGGATTGCCGACTGGCTGCGTCGGGCCCGCGGCGTCGGCGACGCCCGGCTTGCCCTGCCCCACGCCGACGATCGCTCCGTTCTGCGTGTAGTAGCCGCGCACGCGCAGCTGCACGTTGCCGACGATGTTCAGCGTCACCGTCGAGGGAATCGTCAGGTCGCCGAGGAAGTAGTAGATCGACGGCGCGGCGTTGAGGTCGGCGGACCCCGTGAGCGTGTACGTGCCGGCGGCCATGACGCCACCGGTGATCGTCGCGATGCTCGTGAGGTTCGTGCCAGCTGAGTTGTAGAACGCGTCGGGCAGCGACGTGACGTTCTGGGTCGGAGCGAGCGCGGATGCCGGCGCAGTCGACCCGAAGAGCTGCAGGGTGACGCGGCCCGTGCGGTGATTGACGCTCGTTCCCTGCACTTCGAACGCGCGATCGATACCGACCACGTTGCCGGCGAAGTCGCGTACGTGTTGCAGCTTCAGGCGGACGACGTCTCCCACCTCGATCGCGTCGAGGCTGGAGAACACGTCCACGGAGATCCGCTGCGGCGGGGCCGCGTAGCGATCGCGGAGCGCGTCGATCAGGCGGAAGAGCGTGGAGTCGGTGTGGCGGCCGCCCCAGAGGCCCTGGAACGCGAGCTTGATCTCCTCGCCGCGCCCGTGTGTCGCGACCGAGAACGCGTCCAGCAGAGTGAACTCGCGCGTGAAGGACTTCCCGTCGGCGCTCGGGTTCCACTGCGCGGTGAACACGTTTCGCAGCGAGTCCATGTCGTGCTCGAGGGCACCGACCTGGACGCAATTCGACTCGTCCAGCGTCGCTACTGTGCCCGCGTCAGCCAGCACGCTCGCCATCTTCCGCAGCCCGAGGGAGCCATCTGCGTAGACGGGAGCGAACATGCCCATGGCGCGGAGGAGCTGCTCCTCGTAGAACTTCTTCCCGTCGGTCTTCTGGATCCCCAGGAACCGGGGCACGAAGCCACGCGTGTCGTCGGACGTGTCCCAGAAGTCCGTGCCGATGCCGACGAAGTCGGCGATCCGCACGAGCGACGGATCGATGCCGAGGTGCCAGTGCGATGGCAGCTGCGCGCCGTCGCCGTACAGGATGCCCGTGAGGATCGCGTACAGCGCCTTGGGGCCTGGGATCTCGAGGTAGATCCCCTCCGTGACCTTCTCGCGACGCGCCGCCGGCGTCTCCGCATCGACGGTGTAGGCCGCGGCGATCGTGCCGAACACGCCGCGCGTGCACCCGGTGAACGTCGTGCCGGTGGTCCCGGTGTACCGGATCCACTCGTCCTTGATGCGGATGTAGCCGACGGTCTGGCTCGGCGCGTCCGAGTAGCTGGGTCCGTGGAACACTCGCGCGAAGCCGGCCGTCGACGCGACCGGGATCGTCGCGTCCGTCGCGCTGATCGACGCGGCGAGCGTCGTCGTGACGGGCGCGCAGATCTCCTTCCGCGCGCTTCGCTGCACGTCAGAGCACTGGACGCTGTAGGAGCCCTTGTCGTACTCGGCGCCCGAGACGATCTGCGTCGCGTAGAGCTGGAACTCAGCGAAGCCCTGCCCCTTGAAGCCCTTGTAGAAGCGGACCTTCCGGCGCCGCAGCCCGTTGCCGTTCGCGAGCTGACTGCGGATCTGCGTCGTGAACTGCGACCCGCGATCCACGATGCGGAAGGACGCCGAGCCGATCTCGGCGCGGCCCTCGTCGGGGTTCAGCCGCTGAGACGTGACCGTGGGATCGGCCAGGCAGGCCTCGAGAACGGATCCCGGGACGCCGGTGATGTCCGGGTGGGACGTGATGTAGAGCGAGCCCGTCGGGAACTCGACGTTCACGACGAAGCGCGGCTCCTTCGTCCGCGCCGTCGCGAGGACGCGGTACTCGACCGGATCGTCCCGCATCAGAGCCGCTCGATCGTGAACGTGACGAGGGCCGCCTCGTCGCTGATGGACGCGCCGCTGGAGGGGATGCGGCGCTCGTCCCAGCCCAGCGCGGTGCGCGCGGCGGGGACACCCGCGCCGGGCACGGCGACGGAGCCGAACTCGTCGAACGTGAACTGCTCACCGCCCATCGTGGACGCGAGGAACTCGCGGAGCTGCAGGAGCTCGCCTGCCGTGCGAGTCAGAACCTGCACTTCCCACTGCAGCTGCGCGAAGTGCAGCAGCACCTCGCGGCTGTTGTTCACGGAGCGCTGCTCGTCGGCGCCGACGTTCGTCGTGCGCCGCGGATAGCCGGCCGTGCAGCGCAGGTCCATCGCATACGATGTCGACGCGGTGTGCCCGCTGACGAGCTCGCGCAGCGCGGTGTAGACGATCGCCGTCATCCCGGCACTCCAGCCAGCTCGAAGGCCTGGCGGCTATTCGCGCTGAAGAGCATCACGTCCTTGTTGTCGACGGCGTCGCGGATCTGCTCGATGAACCAGTCGGCGGTCTCCTGGGACGAGAACACGTTCCCGTTGATGACGACCTGCGCGACCGGCCGCGCGTCCTGCACCTCGCCCGTCGGCGCATCGGCGCCGGCGCGGTCCGCGACGGATCCGCCTGTACTCGTCCCGCCAATCCCCACGGAGCCGCCGCCGCCACCGCTCTCGGAGTACTTCGCCGCGCGCACCTGAGCGATCTGGATGGCTCCCATAGCCGCCACCTTGGCGGCCGCTGCGAGGTTGGCCGGGAACGGCACGTCTCGCATGGCGCGCATGATCGCGCCGCCCGTGTTCCAGACGATCTGCGCGATCGCGAGGGACTGCTGCATCTTCGCGAGTCGCGAGTTGCCCGCGGCCGCGACACCGACGCCCATCTCGATGAGCTCCGCCCAGCTCATGTGCGCCGCCTGGCGGAACTGGGTCTGCATCTCCTCGGACCCGGCGACCAGGCTCATCACGGTTGCCTCGCGCCACTGCGCTTTCGACACCACCGCCTGGTTGTACGCGTCGTGGAGTTCGAGCTTCTGCTCGTTCAGCACGCGCATCGCCTCGAGCTGCACCTCGTTGCCGAGCGCATCCATGCCTTCGGTGGTCGCAGCCGTCTCCGGCACCAGCTGACCGTTCCGCATGACGAGGCGCGTCGACTCGGATCCCCCGGACATGCCGCTGCCAGCCTGCCGGTTCAGGAACGCCTTCATCGCGGCGCTCTCTTCGGCCTTGCCCGCGTCGGGAGTGAAGCCGGGCGGCTTCTCGAGCGATGGGAACTGATGGGCGCCGCGCGACGCCGGGCCGCTGCCGCCGGTGGATGTCACGGCGCCGAGCTCGTTGAGCCGCGCCTGAACGATCGCCTGGCGCTTGAGCGCCTCCCGACGCATTCCGAGCGTCGTTGCGCTCGCGTTCGGCTGCAGCGGGTTCTCAGTCAGCTCGCGGAGGTTCTGGAGCTCGGTCGTGAGCCGTTCGATCTCGGTGGGCCCGACCGTCGCCTTCCGGAGGAAGTCTAGAAACGCAGAACCTGCGGGCGCGGCCTTGGCGATCAGCGAGTTCGCGAGCGCATCCCACGACGCGCTCAGCTTCTTGATCTTGTCGTCGACGTCGGCGAGGTCGTCGATCGCCTTGTCGCTGAGCACGACCCCGAGCTGCCGCGCCTCCGCGCTCGCCTGCCGAATGCCGTCAGCGCCCTTCTCGAACATCGGGAGCAACTCGGCACCGGCGCGGCCGAACATCTCCGTGGCAGCACGCGCCCGCTGCGCGGGATCCTCGAGACGAGAGATCTGCTCGGCGAGCAGTTCGAACTGCTGTTCGGGCGCAAGCCGCTTCAGGTCGGACGCGGTGAGGCCGAGCGCGGCGAGCGTCGCGTTCGCCGCCTTGCTACCGGTCGCCGCCTCGTCGATGTTCGTCTGCATCATCCGGATGGATGTGCTGAGCGCAGACATCTCGACGTCGGACTGCTTCGCGGCGTACGCGAGCGCCTGGAACTGCTGGGCGCCAATCCCGGACTTCGCCGAAGCCTTCGCGATCGAGTCGCCGTACTCGACGGCCGCGCGCGTCGCGCTGACGATGGCGCCGATCGACAGTGCGCCGAGGACCACGCCCTTGAGGTTCGTGAACGCCTCGCCGACCGGCTTCGCGGCCATCGAGAACGCCGACATCTCGCGCTTCGCGGCGGAGACGCCGGAGCGCAGGCCGTTCGTGTCGGCGCCGATGAAGACCTTTGCGTCTGTCACTTGGGCTTCCCGAAGATGCTCGCGAAGATGGCCTTCTGCTGCTCGAGGCTCTGCGGCGCCTCATCCCGCGTTCGTGGCAGCGGGAAGACCTCGTCGATGCGGTACGGGCGGCCGTTGCCGTGGCCGCCGTTCACGTTGCGCAGGTGGCAGATGAGCGCGCCGATCATGAGGCGGTCGCCGAGGAACCCCTGCGGCTCCTCCTCCTCGAGCTCCAGATGCATCGCGAGCTCGAGGCCCGACATGCGGTCGAGCAGCTCGGTGACCGGCATGTGGAACCGTTGCGCGAGCCGGAGGATCTGCCTGATCTCCGGCTCGCGGATCAGTTTTTTGCGGGGTTCTCATCCGGGAACGCGAAGCCGGAGACGAGCAGCAGTTTCTTCGCCGCCTCGGCCACAAGCGGTGACGGCCACTCGCTGAACTCATCGACCGACGCAGCGATCGGCGCGCCGTCCTCGTCGACGAGGTGGCGGAGCAGGAGCTCCGCATCCGTGATCGGCTCACCCTCGCCCCGCGCGAACGCGATGCCTGCGTTCGAGAATGCCGTGGTCTCGGCACCGGTCATCGTGCGAACGAGCAGCTTCACGCCGCGCACATCGATCTCGACGATCGCGGCGCGCCTCAGCGCCGCGATCAGCTCGGTGTGCTTCACGGGGTCACCGTCGGCTTGCTCGACAGCCGCAGCACGATGTCGAGCATGATCGGCGTGCCGTTTGCGTCGTACTCGGAGTGGCCCCACTCCTGGACGTACGCCGAGAACTGGAACTGGTACGCCCCGCCGTCCGGCGCGATCAGCTGGTACACGCCCAGCGTCTTCCCCTCGAGCGCCGTGCGGAGCGCGTCGTGGCCGGCCGTCGCCTGCGCGGGCACGGTCTGGTCGAACAGCAGCGACACCGGGACCTGCATTCCCTCGAGCGTCGTCGGCATGACGACCGGGTACTCGTCCTCGGTGATCCGGACCTCTTCGAAGTTGCGGACCCACTTCGGCGGCGTCGCCTTGTTCACCTGGGCGATGGTCGTGAAGACGTCCGGGCCGGTCGAGGTCCGGAGCTTCAGGAGGAACCCATTGCTGCTCGTGCCGGGCATGTCGTGCTCTCCAGAAATACGAAGGCCCGCGTGAGCGGGCCGGGAAGGGATTCAGGGCGCGGTCACACCGCGGTGCGCGGGTCCGTCTCGACGGTCCAGTATTGGACGCGGAACTGCAGCTCGCCAAACCCGCGCGGGTAATCCTGGTCGTTCTGGGACTCGGGATTCGTGGCGACGAGCATTACGTCCTTCGCAAGCCCTCCGAGACGCGGGTCCGCAGTGAGGCGCTCTTCCACCTCTGCGCAGATCTCGTCGAGCAGATCGTCGGGCTCGTCGTCGAGCACCACCGCCTCCACGCGCACGACCACCGCGCGTATGCAGATCGGCGGACTCGAGGCGATTCGTTCGCTGGACTCCGCGCCCGTGGACACGAACAGCATCCGGCGCACGCCGTCCGGCGGCCGCTGCGCGCGGCCGCGCGCGACGTGCTCGCCCACGCTCGGCAGGTTCTCCACCAGCGCGTGGACGGCGTCGCGGATCTGGGCGCGAGCGTGCTTCGGCATCGGGGTCCCTCAGCTAATCAGCGGCGCGGAACGACTTCCCACGACGAGCGGGACTCGTCGCGGCCGATCTCGAGGCGCAGCGTGAACTCCTCGCGCGTGTCGACCAGCCGGACGACGGCGCCGGCGCGCGGCTCGGGGATCTCGCAGAGCTGGAGGCGCATGACCATGCGGCGGATCATCTCGGAGGCCGGGCCCGCGCCGAACTCCGACCCGGGCGTCGGACCGTAGTCCTGCAGCTCGCGGTCGATGAGCACGGTGCACGGCGTGCGCCCGTCGTAGAGCGCGGCATCCGCAAGGCCTGCGTCGAGCGACTTCGCGAACAGGATCGCGTCGAGCTCGCGGTACTTGGAGGTCTGGCTCATGGAATGGGCCGGGCGCCGCGCGGCGCCCGGCCTGCTCCTCCGTCAGCCGCCGGATCAGGTCCGGCGCGCGACGATCAGCGACTTCGGGCGGGTGCAGTACGAGAGCGCGTTCATCTGCGTCTCGAGGTGCACGCCCTTGCCGTTCGGCATCGGGTACTGCCGGGCGTACCGCGGCAGGCCGAGCGTGTTCACGGTCTCCACGTAGTCCGCGGGCGCGTACACCGTGCGGAAGAGGCCCGGCACGCCCGTCGCGAAGAAGTGGCACTTGTCGGTGTTGATGAACGCCGAGCCACCCACCGCGCCGCGGTAGTTCTCGAAGCGGATGCCGCCGTAGTCGAGCACCTCGTACGCGGCGTTGCCGCGCAGCTGCGCCGCTTCCGCCTGGTTCAGGTACGTCTCGCGCACTTCCTTGTGGGCGATCAGGTCGTCCCAGAACGCGTCGCCGCAGAACGCGTGGATCGCCCCGAACGGCACCCCACCCATCTCGTCCGCGACGAGGCGCACGACCTGCGTGCACTTCTTCCGGAGCGCGCCACTCGCTGGCGTCGCGTTGTCGAGGTCGAAGTCGATCTCCGCGGCCTGCGAGACGCCGAACTCCGTGAACAGGTTGTACAGCGTCGAGCCGTCGCCGTTCAGGATGATGCCCTTGATGGCGCCGATCCGCTGGTACTCGAGCGTGGGGTCGTGGCGGAGGCGGACGTGGTCCGCCGCGCGCTGGTCCACCAGAGCGCGCACCGTCTGCACCTGGTTCTCCTGGCCGAAGGCGCGGATGTTCTGCACCTCTTCGGCGTAGATCGCGTCGTCGATCTCGTAGTGCGGGACGCGCAGGTCGCGCACGTTGCGCTTGTCCTTCGCGATCGTGGTGCCGGGGGCGCCGCGCGGAGACGGGTTCACGAGCTGCAGCGAGCCCGAGACCTCCTCGATCGCGATCGTGGTGGTCGAGACGCCCTGCTCGTTCCAGTTGATCACCTGACCGGCGCGACCCGGGACGAACGGGACCTTGTTGATCGCGTCGGTGAGCGAGATCACCGAGAACGCGTTGGACTTGAAGATGTCGAGCATCGATGTTCTCCGGAAGCTGAGAGAGAGGAGCGGCCGCGGATCAGCGGACCAGGATGCCGAGCGCGGCGAAGTCGACGACCGAGGCGTCCTTGGACGTCTGGTCCTGGCCCACGGCGTAGACCAGCTCGTTCTTGTTCACCTCGGCGTCGCGCACGATCGCCGTGGCGGTCTTGTCGCCGCCGGATGCGTCGACGTCGTCGAAGAGGATGGCCGCGGCCGCCTGGCTGCCGTCCCCGGCGCCGTTGTCGTAGGCCTTGTACTTGCCGCTCGCCGAGATCTTGCCGAGTACCGCACCGGCCTTGAGGTTCTGGCCGGACACGATCGTCACGACGTCGCGCGAGCGCGAGCCGTTCGCCTCGGACAGCAGGAAGCCACCGGCGTGGCCGGTTTCCGTCAGGGTCGTCATGGAGTTCTACCTCGTGAGGTTCAGGATGGGAGACGGCCGGGCTTACTTCGCGCCGGAGCGGCGCGCGTAGATCGCGGCCATGTCGATCGAGGCGGACTGCGCGCCCGGCGCCGCGACGCCCGGATCCTCCGCGCGCACGCCCGGCGTGCCGGCCGCGGCCATCGCACGCTCGAGCGGCGAGCCGGCCGCCGCCGGCGAGGCCTTCGGCGACTTCGCGAGCAGCGCGATCGCGGCGTCCGCCGCCATCTCGGTGTCGTACGCGAGGTGACTCGCGAGCTCGCCGCGGCCTTCCGCCTCGGCGCTCGTGAGGATGGTCTTCACGCGGGCCGTCGCGGCCGCGGCGCCCTCCTTCAGGCCCTCCGCCTTGCCCTCGGCGCGACCTTCCGCGCGGGCCGTGGAGAGCTGCTCCGCCGTCGCGGAGGTCTGCTCCGCAGCCGCGGCGTTCGGCTTGTTCGCACTCGTCGTCATGGTGACTCCTGTGGAGAGGGTGGAAAGGCGCGACGCCGCGCCAGGCGAAACACGGGTGATGAGTTCGTCGAGGACCTCGCGGCCCGAAGCGACGCGGTTCGCGAGTCCGAGCTCGACCGCCTCCTGCGCGAGGTACACGCGCGCCTCGGTGGCGCGTATCGCATCGGGGTCGAGGCCGCGGTTACGCGCGACCTTCGCGACGAACACGTCGTAGAGCGCGTCGACTTCGGCCTGCAGCTTCCTGCGGTCGGAGTCGGACAGCGGCTTGTAGGGTGTGCCGAGGACCTTGTCCTTGCCGGCGTGGATGTGCGTGATCGAGACGCCCATCTTCTCGGCGTACTTCGAGTAGTCCATGTGCGTGAGCACCACGCCGATGGACCCGACCTCGCCGGTCTGCGTGACGACGATCTCGTCGGCTGCCGAGGCGATCGCATAGGCGGCGCTGCACGCCGCGTCCGCCGCGAGCGCGACGATCGGCATCGTGCCGCGCATCGCGTAGAGCTCGTCGACGAAGTCGAAGCACCCCGCGACCTCGCCGCCGCCGGAGTGCACGTTCAGCAGCAGCGCGCGCACGTCGTCGCGCTCGCGGATCATGCGCAGCTGCTCGGTGAGGCCGTCGTAGCTGACCATCCCCGAGTACGAGCCGAGCCACCGCCCCTTGTGAACGAGGGTGCCGGAAACGTCCATCACGGCCACGCCCTGCGTGATCGTCATGTACGAGTCCCAGTCGCGGTCCGACCACGGGCCCGTGAACGCGCCCTTCTCCATCGGCCAGCCAGCCGCCGGCTCGTCGACCTCGACGTCGAGGCGCGGGCCGATCGCGTGCAGGATCGCCTGCAGCTTCTTCGGCTCGATCAGCAGCGGCGTGTTGAAGATCCGCTGCGCGACGTGGATGTAGTTCCGGCGGCCGGATGCGCGAGGCCCCGCGCTCGGCGGGGCCTCGTTCGTTTCGGTGTCACCGCTCACTGCCCTTCTCCAGGTGGCGCGGCCGGCGTCCGCGGCGGATCGTCCTCTTCGTCGTCAGGAGCGGGCTGCGGCGTCGCCATGCCGGGCGCGCCGATGGTCACGCCCAGTTCCTCTGCGCGACGCTTCTCCTCTGCGCGCTGCTCGAGCAGCTCCTCCCAGTCCTCGCCGCGCTCGGCCGCCTCCTTCTCGAGCGTCGTCAGGCCGAGGTCGTACTCGACCTTCGTCGCGTTCGCTTCCTTCAGCGGGTCGATGTGGCCGCGGCCCGGGCCGATCCACTGGCAGCGCGTCCATGCCGACTTCGCGGCGTAGAAGCTCGGTGCGCCAGGCGGCACCTCGACGACCCCGCGGTCGATCGCCTCCTCCAGCCACAGTGCGTAGACCGCAGTCGCGAACCGGTTCGCAATGAACTTGCGGCGGCTGCTGAAGAACCGCCACGTCTCGAGCATCGCGGCGCGCGCGCTCGAGTAGTTCGTCTTTGAGTAGTCGCGCGAGAGCTGCTCATACGAGAGATTCAGGCCGCCGGCGATGTACCGGAGCGCGGCCTCCTCGAAGCTCGCGAACGCCGCGTTCGGGTGCTGCGGCGCGAGCAGCTTCAGCTGCTCGCCCGGGAACAGGTGAGGGATGCGCACGCCGTTGTAGCGTACGTTCCCTTCCTTGTGCCACGCGGCGCGGTTGCCCATGTAGCCGAGCACCGGATCCGACGTAGACGTCGCGCCGATGGCGCTCCCGACCGACGTCCAGTCGAGCGAGGACTCGATCACGGCCGCGTACATCGCGTTCAGGATCGCGGCCTGCAGGTGAACCTGCTCGAACTTCTCGAGCATCTTCATGCGCGCCAGGACGGAGACGATCCCGTTCTTCCCGCGCGTCTGCCCCGCCTGCTCCTCCTCGTAGACGTGGAGCACCTGCGACCGGCCCCATGGCGTCTCACGCGCGATGCGCTTCCAGCGGCGCAGCGTCTGGAACTGCAGCGGATCTCCCTGCAGCCGCGACACGATCCAGTACGCGACCGGATCGCCGTACACCCCGAGCTCGACGCCGCCGCGCAGCTGGTCGGAGTCCGGCACGCCGTCCGGGTTGCACAGGCGCGCCGGGTCGACCATCTGGATCGCCGTGGCGTACCGGGCCCCCGGCCGCGGCAGCCACTCGGCGGTCGCGAGGATCTCGAAGCGCACCAGGTACGAGCGGTAGCCCTGCGCGAGCATCTCCGCGAAGTTCTTCCGGCGCGCCGCGTCGCAGAAGCGGTCCGGGTCGTACGCCCAGTGCCAGAACTTCGCCTCGACGTCGCGCTGCCACTCGCGCGCCCACTCGCGATCGAGTCCGAGCACGCGCCAGTCAGGCTTTGCCGACAGCCGCAGGCCTGCGCCGATGATGTTGTCGAGGTGCGTCTGCACCGCGCCCGACGTCAGCCCGTGGTTGCGGATCATGTCCGCGGTGCGCGCTCGGAGCGTGTCGAGCTCCGGCAGCAGCTCGCCGTCGGCGCTCTGCAGGTCCGGAGTCCACGAGCGGAGCTCCGGCGCGAACGTGTCCGCCGCGTAGTGGGCCTCCGCGCGCACGATCGGCCGGCCGTCCGCCCCGAGCAGCTGTGGCGGCCTCACGGCGGCGTTCACCACGTCACCTCGAACGGACCGCGCCGCGCGACCGAGCCGTCGGACGCCGTCTGCGCGCGCAGGTTCTGGATGTATCGCTCGAGGTCCTCCCGCTTCGCCGCGGTGAAGTCGACGCGGCGGCCGCTCGGATCCGTGATCGAGACGACCTGCTTGCCCGTCATCAGGGCGTGCAGGGCCGTCTGCGCCTCGGCCAAGCGCACGGAGATCTCGGTCGCGCTCATGGTCACCTGTCGCTGTTGTTCAGCTGCGCCGCGAGGCGCGCGATGTCGTTCTCGGCCTCACGCTTCTGCTCCGGCTGCGCTGCCGGCGGCTCGCGCGTGAGCGGGTCCGTCGCCCACGGCGGCGGCTTCGTCCAGTCGATGCGCTGCGCGCCGAGGATCAGGCACGCCGCGCGGCCGTATACGTAGAGGTCGAAGGCCTCGTTGCGCGCGCTGTCCGTCTTCGTGTAGCCCTTCGCCGTGCGCGTCTCGGCGGTGAGCTCATCGAAGTACTTCCGGTCGACCCACAGCGGGAAGTGCGAGTACCCCGGCCCCGGCTCGTCGCGCGCGAGATCTCCGACGACCGCGTCCTTCAGCACCACCGTGTTCAGCTGCCACACGGGAACGTCGCCGCGGCCGCCGGCGCGCCGGTCCGCGCGCTGCTCCGGGTACGTCTCGCGGATGATCGGCGCGTTCGGCGTGGGATCGCCACGGACCAGGCGGATCCCAGGGGCGCGCCCTTCCCGCTTCATCTGCCGCCAGAAGTCGTACGCGTTCGTCGTGACGCCCGCCTTGCCGCCCGAGTCGCACACCGTGAAGTGCACGCCGAGCGTCTTCGTCGGGTCGTCCGCCAGCGGGTACCGCTTCGCCATCACCTCGTCGCGGATCAGCAGCCAGTCCTCGAGGTACGCGGCCGGCTCCAGGCCCGCGTTCCGATCGCCTTCCCGGCGGCGACTCGCCGTGATCTCCCACCGCTCGACCAGCCACCGCTCGAGACCGGTGCCCCAGCCGTGCGTCTCACACACGAACCGATTGCCCTGCACGTCCACGGCCGCGGTCAGGAAGCGCACGCCGGCCGGGACGTGCCCCTCCGGCCAGCTCTCGCGACGTTCCATGAACAGCTCCGCGTTGCGCCTCTTCGCGGCCGCCCGCGGCACGTACGGCGCCGCCTGGTCGGTGTTCACCGTGAACAGCAGCGCTTCCTCTCCGCCGCTCTTCACGTACTCCTGCAGCGCCTGCAGGTACTTCAACAGCAGCGCGTCCCACGTCTGGAAGGCAGCGCCGATGCCGCCGAGCCAGTACGAGGCGATGTTCGTCTGCCGGCGCGTGCCGACGATCCGGCCGCTCTCGTCGAACGTCTCGCCCTCGTGCAGCCAGCGCCCGCCGCTCTTCAGCAGCCGCCGATCCGAGGTTTCGTGCACGCCGCCGCACACGCGGCAGACCATGCGCGCAAGCGTGCCCGCGAGGTCGACCAGGTCGGCCGTGAGCACCATCTTCTCGAGCTCGTCGTCCGGCGGCATCGCGAATGCGCGGAGCCCCGGGGCGACGTGCATGTACGAGTTGCAGTGCTTGCACGGCCAGAAGTGCGCCGCGCGCGTACCGCGGTTGTACAGGGACACGATGCCGCCGCGCACCGGCGGCGCGTCGTGCGGCGATTCCGGCTTCCAGCGTGCGAGATCGCCGGTCAGCTCGACCGCCGGGGAGCTCTCCGCGAGCACCTTGCCGCGAGACATGTATGTCTCGGTTCGCTTTCCGGCGAGGTCAAAGAGCGGACCCTCGCCATCGACGTCGTCGCGATTCTTCGGCCGGTCGTAGTCTGTGATGACCACGTACTGGATCGTCTTGCCCGACAGCTGTGCCACCGACGGCCAGCCCAGCTTCAGCACTACGCCCGACCGGAAGAACTTGTCGAACGTATTGTCGTCGCGAGCCCGCGGCGAGATCTTCGACGCGATGTCCGGCGAGTTGCGGATCATCCGATCGAGGTCCATCCGCGAGAAGTCTCGCGCGACGTCCTGCGTCATCTGGATCAGCAGCATGTCGCCCGGTGCGCTCGTCACGTCGTAGCAGACGGTGCCGAGCACGAGCGTCATCGTCTTTCCGGACCGCGCCGGACCCACGAACACGACGCCGCGGTACTCGCGGCTCGCCATCATGTTGAGCGGCTCGATCAGTTCCGGCGTGAGCTCCGGCGTCCACGGACCCTTCTCGGTCCGCATGTACCGCTCGCAGGCCTCCGCCGGCGTGATGCGGCGGGACGGCAGCAGCACCTCCGCGGTCGCGGCCGCGCCGGACCGCGCCGAGAAGAATGGCGCCTCCACGCGTCAGTCCTCGTCGTCGTCGTCGTCCGGCGCCTCGAGCGGCAGCTGAGCCTCCGCGGCGGCCTCGGCCGCGGCCGTCGCCGTGCAGTACTCGAGCAGCGCGGCGTGCGCGGCCTCGCGCCAGGCATCGAGCTCGCGCTCGACGTACGCGACCACAGAGCCCGGCACCGCGAGGTCGCGCTCGATCTTGTCCGGCAGCGTGTCGAGCCGCTGCGCGAGCAGCTTGAAGAAGTCGGCGTACACCGACTCCAGCTCGATGCGCGGGCAGAGCTCGCCGCGCTCCGTCTGCACGCGCAGCTTGTCCATCTCCGCGCGGTAGTGCGCCTGCCGCTCGAACGGCGACATCGAGTCCGGGTCGCGGGTGCCGCTCGCGCCGCGCGCCATCGCCTCAAGGACGTCCTTGAGGCGGTAGACCGCGTACCCGTTGCGCTGCCCGCTCGGCACCAGGCTCGCCTCGGCGATCTTCTTCGCGATCGTGTCGCGGTCCTTCCCGAGCTCACCGGCGAGTTGCGTGATCGAGAGGTGCACGCCGGCCGGAAGCGCGTCCGCGGGCGCGGCGCGCTCCGTCACCAGGCGCTTTCCGGGCGCCGCTGAGGCCTTCGCGGGCTTCCTTGGTGCGGGCTTCGCCCCTTTCCGCGCGGGCTTCCGAGCGGCCTGCTGCGAGCGCCTACCGCCGGTCAGCTTGCCCATCGCGGCCGAGGGGGTAATCGCCCGGAAAAGTGTCGAACACCGCCGCTCCAACTACCGAGGTGAAAGTCGTTGATTTAGAAGGACCCGCTAGCGTTGGGTCTCACTTGGTCTCGCGCCACACCGGCGCAGCGCCGTCCTGCTTGCTCGAGTTGCACGACCGACACGCGACGACCACGTTCGACGCGACGTGCAGACCGCCCATCGACAGCGCGACTACGTGGTCGAGCGTGGCTATGCGGTCTCTGGCAAAGGGCCGCAGGCAGTAGTGGCACCGATCAGCGGAGTCGCGAATCAGTCGCTCGTCTTCAGGCCACAGCACGCCTGGAACACGCGCCGCGCGCTGAGCGGCGATCACGGCTCTTCGTTCGCGCTTCTTTGCCCCCAGCCGCGCACGTTCGCGTTGTGCGAACACGTCGTCGTGCGAGTACCGAAGAATGTGGCGCTCTGGCTTCCTGAGCCCGGGCGCCAACCAGGGTTCTCGACCACTCGCCTCGTGATACGCCGCGCGCCATCCGATGGGCGCCTTCACTCGAATCCAGTAGCGCCACGCCTGAAGAGCATTGGCTTCTGCCAGGCGATCCCAGTGAGCATCGGGCGCGATCCCGCGCACCCATCCCCAGCGGGGCAGCTTCTTGGGCTTTCCCTCCCGAGTGAGCCCTGCGGCTCGGTACCGCGCGACTGTGTTGCGCTTCCAGTGCCGGCGAATCGACCGACCATTCGGATCGGCCCTCAGCCGTTCCCGCTGATCGCTCGCGTACTTGAGAGCCTTCTCACGCGTGGCTGCGTCGGTCGCGTACTTCTCGCGACGCCGTGCGCGGTAGCACTCGCGGCACTGTCTCTTGCCGGGCCGGAACAGCTCGGCCGCCTTGCTCTCGCCGCACTGAGTGCACGTCTTCGTCGAGACGGCAGTAGACTGCTCGCCAGCCATGATCACCTCTGCTTCAGGTGGTTGCGGTCAGGCGACCGGCTGCTGCGTCAACAGCGCCGGTCGCCGCTCTTCGAACTCTACGCGGCCCTCGGCAGCGGCCGGTTGAGGTAGCCCATCGCGTCGCGCTTCGCCCAGCGCCAGTTGATCGGGAACTCGCGATCGCGGATCTCAGCGCCTACCTCGTGGAACCGGAAGCGCTGGCGGTAGTGCGGGCGGCGCACGAACGCGATCACGCACCGAGGCGTCGACCATCCCCACGCCGTGCGCACGCTCTCCCAGATGCCAGGGCGGAAGTTCTGTCCGGAGCGCCAGACGGCGAAGTAGAGCTTCCCCATCTTCGCGCGCGTGCCCTTGCGCAACTTCTTCCGCCCTTTCGTGCCCGAGTTGCCGATCGTCTGCTCGGACTTCCAGGTGTCGAAGTACGAGAGGATCTGGATCAGCTGGCCACGATTCATGTTCCCGTAGGCATCCAGCTGCATCGCTTCACCTGGCACGGCGTACAGGTGCTTCGGCATGATGCCGCGCTTCTGCAGCATGATCTCGAAGCCCTTCAGCTGACGCGCACCACCGTAGATCTGCGGCGCGAGGAACTTGATCGCAGGTAGCTTCCAGCGGCCCTTCATGCCGACGAAGACGTCGTCCTTGATGCCGACCTCGCCGACGATCTGGCGACCCGGCTCACGGTACGTCGTGCGGCTCGGGTACTTGCCGTACAGCGAGTCGAGCGTCATGCGCGTCGGGCGATCGAAGACGCGGACCATCTCCTTCTTCAGCCCGGATCGCATGTCGTCGACGGTCGCCTTCACGGCGGTCCACGCAGCGAAGCGCCCTTCCCGCTCGATCAGATCGATCTTGCGCACCGCCGCGCTGACATCGACGCGGATGGTCGCGACCATCAGTCTATCACCGGGATCACGAGCTCGCCTTCCTTCTTCAGCCCGTTCGCCAGCGTCACTCGATTGCGCAGCGAGTAGCGCGTGCCTGGGGCGCCCCCGGCGACCGTGACGACCGCCAGCTGCGAGTTCAGGCTGGGGTTCGTGAGCGTCAGCCCCTCGTCCGCCTCCCACACCGAGTCCTGAACTGTGGTCTTCAGGCTCGCATTCGACACCGCGCGGCAGGTCCAGACGACGCTGCCATCGGCGACGGAGTTTCCGATCGTGCGGGGCCACACGCGCGGCTCGCGCGCGCTCGACTGGCCAGCGACCGCGCACTCGTACTCGAAGCCGTTCGGCTCGGTCGGCCGGATTCGCGCGCCGAGCGCATATGCCTGGTCGGGCTCCCACAGCCGCGCGAGCCAACGCGCCCAGTCGATCCCGTAGTCGAGCACGTCCCACGAGCGCTTCGTGGGCATCACCTCGTACGGCCGGCCGATGTCGTCGCTCACAGGCGCCTCGCGGTTCTGTTGCTGCTCGCGGCGATCGCCACGCGAGCTTCTCCGCCAGCGCGGAACACGCGGCGCTCGGAACGCCACTCGACCACGAAGCGCGGCCTCGGCACCGTGCGGTCCGGGGGAATCAGCGTTGCCGGGCGCGCCGCCCAGGAGTACGCGGCCGCACCCGCGGAGATCCGTCGGCCCGCGCGAAGGCTGCGAGCCTGAGGCGCGTGCGCGTACGCGGCCGGGTCTATCCGCAGCGCGCGGCGCGCCCGCAGCTCCGCTCCAGCAGCGGTATGTGCGTATCCGACCCCGTCGGCCGCGAGCCTGCGGTTCGAACGCAGCACGGCGGGCGCCGGCGTGTGCCCATAGGGAGCGCCTTCGACGGCCAGGCGACGCTCGCCGCGCAGAGCGGCGGCGGACGCCTGATGCACATACGCCGCGACCTCGGCGACGACGGACCACGCGCCGCCCGGGGTCAGGCCTACGTCCTTCGCGTCGAACGCGTAGAGCACTGGGTCGAGGACCGCGCGCCGCGCGGCGCGCAGCGTCGCGGGCGCCGGCGCGTGCAGGTAGGCCGCCGGCGCGGCGATGATCGCGAACAGGCGACTCGCCGGTGCGACGGCCCACGAGTACGCCGGCGCTTCACACGTCAGCGAGTACGCGCCCGCCGTCGCCCCGGCGCCGCCGCCATGCCACCGCGCGAGCAGCGATCGGAACCCGAGAGCGGTGCCGCTGTAGCTGAGCGTCACCGCTGCGGGCGAGAACGCGTACGCAGCCGCGGCTGCGGTGAGCCGGCGGGCCGCCCGAAGCGTCGCCGGCGCTGGCGTGTGCGCGTACGACGGCGCTTCGGCGGTGACGGCGAACGAACGCGTCGCCGGCGCGACCGCCCACGCGTACGCGGCGGGCTCACAGCTCAGCGAGTACGCAGTCGGCGCCGCGCCGGCTCCACCGGCGTGCCACCGCGCGAGCAGCGACCGGAAGCCAAGAGCGGTGCCGCTGTAGTACAGCGTCGCCGCTGCAGGCGAGAACGCGTACGCGGCCGCTGCCGCCGTGAGCCGGCGGCCGGCCCGCAGGGTGGTCGCCGCCGGACCGTGCGCGTAGCTCGCGCCTTCCGCGGTGATCGCGAGGCTGCGCGTCGCGGGCGCGACCGTGAACGCGTAGGCCGCGGCCTCGGCGGCCAGGGAGAACGCCGCGCCGGCTGCCCCGGCACCGCCACCGTGCCAGCGTCCAAGGAGCGACCGGAAGCCGGCCACCGTGGCAGGCGTGTACGTGAGCGTCGCGTCCGAGACCGAGTACGCGTAGGCCGCCGCATCGGCTGCCAGGCGGCGCGACGCTCTGAGGGTCGCGTCAGCAGCACCATGCGCGAAGGCGGCCGAGCCGATGTCCAGCCGCCGTCCGGCACGCAGCGCCGCCGCCGAGGGCGTGTGGGTGTACGCGGGAGGATCAGCCGCGAGCCGCCGACCCGCGCGGAGCGTCGCCGCGCCGGGCGCGAACGCGTATGCCGCCGCGCCGGCTGGCATCGTCAGGGCACGCGAGCTCGGCGCCGGCGTGAACACGTAGGCGACCGTGTCGCACGACAGCGTGAACGCCGCGGCCGTCGTGCCCGCACCGCCACCATGCCACCGTGCCAGCAGCGACCGGAAGCCGATCGGAGTCGCCGTGTACGTGAGCGTCGCTGCCTGGGGAGTCCAGGAGTAGGCGGGGGCATCAGCCGCCAGCCGGCGGACGGCGAGGAGCGAAGCAGCCGCCGGCGAGTGCGCGTAGCTGGGTGCCTGCGCCACGACGCGTCGCCCGGCACGCAACTGCGCCGCGGTGGCGGTCAGCGTATAGGACGCAGCCTCCGCGCTGATCGAGTAGGCCGCCGATGCCGATCCTGAACCGCCGCCATGCCACCGCGCCAGAAGCGATCGGAAGCCGGCGACCGCAGCCGGGCTGCGAAGCAGCAGCAGCAGCGACATGTGGAACTACTCGACGGTGAACACGAGAACGACGTTCACGTTGCCGATGTTAGAGTTCGTCGTCTGATCGACCTTCAGGCCCTCGCCCTCGCGCAGCACGAGCGGCTGACACTCGTTCAGGTTCCAGCCAGCGACGTGGTTGAGCTGCGACGCAAGTGCGGCGTACGCGTTCGTCTCTTCAGAGCTGCCGTTCACGTACAGCAGCGTCGCAGCGGTCGCCGCTCCCCCGGTGGGCTTCGTGCCGGCGGTGACCTGCGAAGGCAGTGCACTGTTCGCAGAGTCGAAAGTCGCGGGCGTGATGCCTGTGCCGCCGCTCCCGACCGAGCTCGTACGGATGATCTCGTAGGTCTGGCCGACGCCGGACACCGCCGCGAGCGCCGGGATGATCAGAACCGCTTGGACCTTCAGGGTGACGCCCGAGCCGGGGGCGTTGAAGAGGTCGACGAGCGTCGTGCGAGCAGCGGCGACGTGCGCCGTGTTGCCCGTGGAAGCGACCCACGTCGGCTTCGTACGCTGGATGTACCCGGACTCGTCGGCCGGGACGAAGAGCTGCAGCTTCTTCGACGCGACGAGGTGCGTGGCGACGCTCTCGCCAGCTCCCGGCGTGACCGCGATGCTGTCGTTCGCGCGCGGCACGTCAGGTCACGCTCGTGACGGGCAGCGCGCCGCCGGTCGTGCCGACGTTCTTCGTGTACGCCGCCGTCGTGCCGTCCGGCTTGTACACCGTCTGGACGTTCCCCGCGATCGACCACTCCGTGTGGCACGGATCGGCGCGGAGGTACTCGGTGCCCGTGACCAGGCCGTGCGCGATGTGCGCCGGCGAGAACTGGATCACCGGGCCGCGGAACGGCAGCACGCCGGTGATGCGGCCCGAGATCCAGCCGAAGCCGGCGGCATTGTTGTTCGGGCCGCCGCCGCCGGATGCGGGCAGCTCGATCGTGTACATGCCGTCGCCCAGGTGCGCCCAGTCGTAGACGCCCGCCGTCGTCGGCACGATCGGCGTGGACGTGATCACGCCGGCGGGCGTGACGAAGTTCCAGCGCAGATCCATGCCGGCCGCGTTGTACGCGATCGCGTCCTCGACGGTCTTGAAGTCCGTGTCGTCGAGGAGCGGCAGGAGGTTCACGGGCAGCAGCACCGCCGTGTCGACCACCATGATGATGTCGGCCATGAGATCTCCTGCTACTGCTGTGCGTAGGCGTAGGCGGGCTTGCCGCCAGGACCGCCGCCCGCGGCCGGAATGATCGCGAAGGACAGCACCGAACCGTTCACGCCGGTCGACCAGGACCAATCCGTCGAGGTGCTATCGGCGACGCCAACCTTCTTCGCGATGCCAGCGCGCATCCCCGGCAGGTATCCATCTCTCTGATCGAGGATCGTGCCGCCGGGGAACGACAGGGTCTGCCCCGCGACGTTCAGCGCCGCGATCGAGATCACGAGGTCACCGAGGGCGCTGAGCGGCGACGCCGACATGGAAGTGAACGGACTTGGCGCGTTCGCGCCGCTTGCGGTGCGATTGAACGTCGTCGTGTCGCAGTCAACGACGCCTAGGACGTACAGCACGCCTTGCGTGAGTGAGCCGGTGCCCGCGGTGAGCTGGAATAAGACATCGCCTTCCTTCTGCGCTGGATTCAGCAGGCGGAGTGCTCGCACGCCGTTGCCGGTGTTCTGGCGCTGCAGAGGGTTGATCTGGGAGAACGCCTGATTGACCCCCGTCGGATCGAACGCGGCGCCGAAGTCCCAACCGTTGTCCGAGTCGTCGAAGGCCGCGGCCGCGACGAGAGCGCTGTATCCCGTTGCGTTGATCGGAATCGCGTCGATGCCGCCGTCGATCGCGAACGCGTTCAGATAAAAGGCGTCGAGCGCCATTACGAGACCTCACGACCGGAGGATGTTCCGCTCACGCGTACTGCCCAATTCGGAGCGCCGTGAGATCCTCGCGCACATACTGCAGATACTTCCCTGACTTCGCGCCCGTGTAGATGCCGTCGCGTTTGAGGGCCGTGATCGAGTTCGGCGCGTGCGCCGTGAAGATCTGGAGCACTCGCCACGGACGAGTGGTCGTCGTGTGGCTTCGCTGGAACGACGACTCGGTCGTCAGGCACAGCCGTGTGTTCGACACGTCGGCGTAGACCGACGCGAGGTAGCAGTAGAACGGGTCGGGATACTCCGCCGACGCGGACTCCGTGCCCGGCGCCTCGTCGAAAGCGATGATCCGCATGTTCGGCGACTGCGTTTGCCACCGCAGCGAGAACGGCATCGCGAGACGCCCGTTCTGCGTGTGATGGAACTGCATCGTCACCCCGCCCGAGCCGGGGATGTACTCGTACTCGTCATTGAGCCAGACGTTCTCGATCGGCGAGAACTGGATCGGTCCGGTCGGATCGGGCGCGCCGTATTGGCCTGGGTAGTAGACCTCAGGGCCGCTTGGCGTGACGTTCCTGTATCGCGGGTTCCCGCTTCCTGCCGCCCCTTCGTTCGGCTCGTTCCACCACGCGCCGCCGGTGTAGTAGGACCCTGTCGGCTCCCAGAGGCGCATGGCCTTGAAGTTCACGAGCCCGGATTTCCCGACGTAGCTCCATCCGTACATGCGCACAAACTGAACGAAGATCGGAGGGGTCCCCGAGGTTGCGACCGCTTCGCCGAGCCCGTTGGTCGAGGTCTCAAGCCATGCTTGGCGACCGACGCCAGGCGTGCGGAAGTCGTAGCGCAGTGCCTGCGAGATCCCGGCCAGGGCCGTCGGCGGCGCGACCAGCGAGCCATTCAGCGTCGAGTCCCAGGCGGTCTTGGTTCCCAGCGACGTCGGGTTCTTCTGGACGTTGAAGTCGGCCCAGTAGACCGGCTTCGCCGCGCCGTTCTTCGTCCCGAAGCGATTGGAGCCCGACGTGTCGGTGATCGTGACCGTGCCGTCGCCGTTGTCGACGTACGTGAAGCCGGCCTCCGGAACGAAGCCCTCCCCGCCCCCTCCTCCGCCGCCATTCTTCGTCAGGGTGGCTGACTGCGGCGCGTGGGTGTAGGACGCTGGGCCCGCGGCGAGCTGCCGCGCATTCGACGGAAACCCGACACGAATCCCGCGGGCCATGGCTACCTCAGACGAGCGACTCGCGGGGCGGGATCTTCCCGAGCGCCCCGGCGATCTCCTTGATCTCCTTCTTCAGCGTGAGCCAGTTCGGCCCCCAGCCCTTCTCGATCGCGAGCGCGAGATCGAACTGCTTCTTGCGCAGCTCCTCGATCTGCTCGTTCACCTTCGCGAGCTCGTCCTCGAGCGGCTGCACCTGGCGGTACACCTCGTCGCGCAGGTCGCAGAGGGCGTAGTAGTGCTTCGCCTGCTCGTTGCGGTACGCGCGCTGACGTTCGACGGCGGCGTCGATCTGCTGCGCGATCGTCGGCGTGTTCTCATTGCTCATGGGCGGTCCTCGAGAGGAGTTGCGGCGGCGATCAGGTCAGCGTCCAGACGCTCGCGCCGTTGTCGATCGTGAACACCTCGGTGTCGGCGAGTGCTAGCGACGACCCGTAGTCCCACGCGCACACGAGCGGATCCACCACCGGCGTCGTCGGCGTGTCGTTGTACAGAGCGACCGTGCGGAACGGGTTCATGCCCGCGGCGGCGGTGAACACCTCGTCGGCGATCGCCAGCGAAGCGATACCGCCGGTCTCGGTGAGCGCGACCGAGTCGCACGCGAGCCCGCCGCCGGCGCCGCCCGTGTAGCCGCCGCCGCTCGCGATCTGCGAGATGTCAGCGAGCACGGCGTGCGCGGCGTTCGGCGCGACGTTCGAGAACGCGTACTTGAACGTGTGCGCGTGCCACTGGTGCGTACCGCGCGCGAGCTGCTCGACGTAGTCGTTGTACTTGACGGCTGCGACCATGGAGCGTCTCCGTGAGGATGAGGATCAGCGCGCGCGGATCGCGTGCGGCAGGTGGATGAGGTCCTGCAGGCCCGCCGCCTGCAGTCGAACGCCGTGCGCCTGGACGACCGGCTTGCCCATGATCGGGTTGCCGTTGTCATCGACCCACGCGACATCCAGGAACGTGCCGTCGTGCGCGCGGATCGAGAGGGCGTGCCCATTCGTGCGCACCTCCGCGACGGTCTTGCCGCGGAGGCGCATCGTCAGGTCCATTCGGGATTTACCTGTGTCGGCGGGGTTTACAGCCCGCGGGACGAGTGCTGGTAAGTCTCTGAAGCGAAACGGTGCGCACGTTTCGTGCATGGGGACCGGCAAGAGCCGGAACACCGGCCAGGGAGGCCAACATGCGTCGAGTCATCGTGGCAGCCGCGCTGCTGCTCGCCTGCGTGCCCGTGCAGGCCGCTCCGATCAAGTACGCGTTCTCCGGGGTGATCGACACCGGATCCGCCGCGTTCCTCACGTACCCCGATTCCTTCCCGCTCGCGCTTGGCGATCGCTTCGACGGGACCGTGACCTACGACACCGAGAACGCCGGAGCGATTGGCGGCGTTACGTGGCTCTTCGCGGTCGGATTCGAGATCAGCGTTCCGGGCAAGCTGGCGGTATCGCAGTCGATCACCAGCGCGGCCACGACGTTCCGCTACGGGGTAGACGGAAACGAGGCGTCGATCTACACGAATGGCCCCACGCAGTCGAAGTTGCCAGATGGGTTCCTCGACGACGTGTACCTGACGTTCCGCCTGCCGAGCACGCACAGCGCCGGGCCGCTTCCAGATGATCCGATGCTCGATGCCATCGGCACTGGCCAGCTGCGGCTTTGGTTCCTGTCGATCGACATCCCGCCCTGCACCCCTGCATGCTCCGGCTACTCGTCGGTCTTCGGCACCGTCACGAGCGTCACGCGTGTTCCGGAGCCGGCGACGCTAAGCCTTCTCGCACTCGGGCTCGGCATCGTAGTACTACGTCGGCGCCGCGTTCGATGAGCGAGGAGTCTGTACCGCTGGCCGAGTACTGCACAGCGATTGGCACAGTTCTGCACAACGCGACGACCGCGGAGTTCTTCCTGTTCGCCGCATTCTGGCGCCTCGCTGGCTGCAACGTGCACATCGCTCGAGCGATCTTCTTCGCTTCGGAGTCGCTCCACGCGAAGCGGCACTTGCTCCATCGTCTTTGCACCGTCGTGGGAGACGACGAGGACAGAGCGATCATCGACGATATCGCGAAACACGTTCAGCGCGCGAACAACTTGCGCAGCGACGTTGCTCACGCCATCCGAACCGCTGGAGAAGACCCGGACGGTCCATCCACGCGGTCCAACGCACGCCAACTTGAACAGCCACACCGGCCAATCACTCGTGCCTACTTGGGCTCTCTCGTCGATGGCACGGCCGACGCCGGCTTCCGGGCGTCACAGGCTTGGGAACGCCTCTGCAAGAAGCGCGGCTTATCCCCAGGGTTGCCGAGCTTCTAGCGCGAAGCTTCAGCGCGAAGAAAGCGCGCGGGCTCGCGCCCGCGCTGAGGTAGGCGCGGCGCGCTAGGGAAGCGCGGCGCTGCCGTAGAACGGTCAGGGGCCCCGTAGCGCCGGGCGCGCCGCGCACGCGGCCGCGCGGCGGAGGTTCTCCGCGCGCAGGCCGCGATAGTCGCCGGGTGGGTACACGGGGCGCAGCAACTCGCGAAGGATCGCCTGCGCGGCCTCGCTCGACGGCGAGCGGACGTGGGGCAGACGAATCACATGCGCGCTCCAGAAACGACGACGCCGGCGCGGGGCCGGCGTGCGTGGACACGAAGACGAGCTTGCCTGTGATCGCGACTCTAAGGGCTTCGCAACGGGGCTGCACGACAAGAATCCTCAGGATTCCTCGGGCGAGTTATCCGTAGGATTCTTCGGCCGCGGAGCCGGCCCGCAGCAGCCCTTTCAGGTGACCGCGCGCCTCGGCAAGCGTCTCGCGGAACCGTGCCTCCGACCAGCGCACGGCGTCGAGCTTCGGCTGGATCTTCCCGGGCACGACGTACCAGAGGTCGATCGCGACGCGCTCGGGCTCGTCGAGAGACTTGAAGGCCAGATTCACCTCGAGGAGCGAGCCGGGGTAGACCTCGGGGAAGTGCTGGCCGCCGCGCGACCCGCCCCCGGCCGCGACGCGCAGCTCCTTCACCACGCCCAGCGTGCTGACCATTCGGCCGAGGTAGTCGTCCGGCAGCTTCGGGTGCGCGAAGCCCATGACCTCGCGCCGCACTCGCGCCCACGGCTCGAGCAGCCCATCCAAGGAATGCTGGCGACGACGTCGGCTCACCTCAGGTCCTCTCGCGTCAGAAGGTGGATTTCGATGCCGTAGAGGCGCTCGACGGTCGCGATCTTCGTGCGCGACGTGTCGGTCAGCACGCCCTTCACGTCCTCCCATCGGATAGTCCAGTCGAGCTGGCACACGCCGAAGTCGACGACGTATCGCACGCGCGGTGCGATCCAGAACGGCACCTGGCGGAGGACGTAGCGGATCTGGCCGGCCGCCTGGAGCAGCTGCAGCTGCCCGTAGCGGCGCGCCTCGAGCTTCGAGTCGAAACGCCATCCGTCGACGATGATGGCCTTCGCGGAGTACTTCGATGTCGCGCGCGAGCCCGCCGCCTCGGGCATCAGGGAGCGCCGCGGCGGCTCGGCCGCGAGTTTCTGCCGGATCTGCTGCACCATCGCAGGCGGGAGATCCGCGAGGCTCGCGCCGCGGCGGCTCACAGGAGGACCGCCTGCTCGCCGCGCGCAGCGTTCGCACTCTCGCTCCGCGCATCGCGATCCGCGCGCACGCGTGCCTCGTGGAACGTTCCGTAGCCGTCCAGCATCTCCGCGCGGCCGCGGCCCTCGCGCTTCCGCCAGGCTTCGTAGCGCACAGGCACGCCGTCCCGGTGGATGATCACCACGGTGTGCGCGCCGCCGTCCCACCAGTAGGCGTTGACCTGCGTCCACGTCACGGCTCGGACCAGAGGGAGACCAGGAGGATCACGATCACCGCGAGCGTGACGAGGTCGCCATTCGACGTCGCCGGTGGCCGCGCGCGCGGGTAGCGGTTCTCGGTCAGGAAGCTGAGCGCGCCGATCGCGCAGGCGCCGAGAATCAGCGTGAGGATCCACCGGATCTCCATCATTCGACCGGCTCCTGCAGCTCGTCCAGCGTCGCTCTGCGCCCTTCCTCGTCGAGGACCACGGAACGGTACATCCCGAACGCATCGCGGACGGTGAGGGTCCAGGTGCGGCGTACGCGCGCGAGTGGCTGCCCCTCGATGAGATCGCCGCCTGGCTGAAGCACGAACGACGGCTCGTCCGGCGCGGTGCCGGTGGACGGCGCGGCGTCGCGGGTCTCGTCGAGGAAGGCGTCCGAGTGCGGGGCGGGCGGCGCGAGCTCCGCGGCCGCCTTCCGGTGCTTCGCCGCGGCGATGCGCTTCCCGCAGCACACGCGGCAGACGGTCTTTCGTCCGCCGCTCGCGGTGCGCGGGAACTCGTGCATCGGGAGATCGCGCTCGCAGTCGACGCACACCTGCGTGTCGTGCGGGATCTCGGCGCTCGCGGGCGCGGGCTCGTCTGAGGGCGCTGCGGCAGCCGCGCTCGCCGGCGCGCGCGGAGGTGGTGGCGCCGGCGGCTCCCGCAGCGGCGTGATGACGCCGGCGGCCAGCCGCCACACGCCCTCGGCGACGAGTACGCGGCCGCTGCGCTTCAGCTCGACGAGCTTCACGCGGATCGCGTCGAGGGCGATGCGCGGGCCGAACTCGAGCTGCAGATCCGTCTCCGTCATCGGCTCGCGCGAGAGTGCCGCGAGGATGCGATCTGCGAGCGTCGGCGCGCTCACGGCGCCACCCAGCGCGGCTTGGGCGACAGGTTCGTGCGGCCGACGCCGAAGTCGCGCGTGCCGTCCGCGCGCAGCGCGTGCGCGAGCCACCCGCGGTTCGCGGCGTAGCGCAGGGCCGCGCCCCATGCGCGCGGCTCCTGCGGCTTCAGCTCGAGCGGCGCGACCGCGACCGCATCCTCGACGAGGAACGGCGCACCGTTTGCCGTCTCGCGCCCGAAGCGGCGCAGGAACTCGGCCGCCAGGTGCGTCCACTCGCCGAGCGACCGCTCCGCGCGCTCGCCGGCGCGCAGGATGGCCGCGTCACGACGATCGGCCGCGGCTTCCGAGCGCGGCCGCTTCGGCTTCGTCGGCGCCGACGTGCGGCCGACGCTCAGCCAGTCCACTTGGCCTTCGCTGCTCACGACGCCTCCTTCGCGGCGACGGTCGACGCCGCGCCCTTCACGCGCTGCTCCTCGCGCCACAGCCGGTACGCGGTGCGGTACGAGGTCGGGGTCTCGATGCGGTTCGGGGCGCGGAATCCGGCCGCGACGTACTCAGCTTCGAGGTCGGCGAGTTCGGCGCGGCGCTGCTCGCGCAGCTTTGCCTTCGCCTCCGGGTCGTCCGGCCTCTTCCACGCGCTCTCGCGCGCGCTCTCCCGGATTTCTTCTGGATTTCTTAAGAAGGATTGGGGGGCACCATGCCCCCGGGTCTCTGGACACGATGCCCCCGGGGAGGAGGACTCCGTGCCCCCGGGGTGGGGGCACGATGCCCCCGGTGTGGACGACTCGCGCACAAGGTTGTCCACAGCCTGCGCCGGGGGCACGGTGCCCCCACCCGGGGACACCATGCCCCCACCCCCGCGCCCTCCCCGCCTGCCCTTGTGCGGCGCCTCGTATCCGTGCTCCGACAGCCACCGCGGCGAGATTCGGTACGCGGTGCCGAGGTACGGTGGCGGCGCGATCCCGGTGACCTCGAGGAACCCGAGCTGCTCGAGCGCGCGCACCTGCCGCCGCGCCGTGCGCTCGTCGCGGCGGATCTTCTGCGCGATGGTCGTCATGGACGCGTAGATGCCCGCGCCGTCGTCGTTCGCGTAGTCGCTCATCGCGAGCGCCGGCAGCAGCAAGTGGTCCTCGCCGTCGAAGCGGTCCCACACGAACGACATCACGTAGATCGACACGTCGACTCGTCCTCGAAGGATCGAGACCGTCCGTGGTGCCTCTGCCCCGCCCCGCATCCATGCAGGGTCGTTATGTGAATCGCGCCGTGTCGGTTGCCCGCCCGTCACGGCACGAGCGGTAGTGCCCAGCCGTTTCAGCCAGGCGATCGATGAACGCGGTCAGCCGGCGTCGCGTCGACGACGAGATCCATCGGATCGCTCGGCGCGGCCGCCTTCGCATCCACGACGACCGTTCCGCAGTCGTCATCGAAAAGCAGCGCGCCTGGGACGTGCAGACGGAAGCCCGGCGGCACGCGGTGCAGGCCGGGTCTGATGCGGTAGAGGCGCGCCGCAGCCGTCATCGCGCCGCCTCGTCCACGAGCGACAGCAGCAGTTGCTCACGCAGCTGCGCGAACTCATCGCGCGCGGCGCGGCGCGCCAGCTCATCGCGCGCGGCGCGGCGCGCCAGCTCTTCGATCGCGTGCACGAGCCGCGGCGCGGCCGCGGGCCCGATCTCCACGCGGAGCGCATCGAGCAGCTTCGAACGCGCGTAGAAGATCGGCGGCAGGACGTCGCTCACCGGTGCGTCTCCTGCACGAAGCGCTTGATGATCTCGTTCTCACGACGAGACTCCGCCAGCTCGGCGCGCAACGCCGCGACCTGCCGCTCGAGCGTCGAAAGCTTCGGGGTGAGTTCGAAACCTGCGCGGTCCGCGAGCCACATCAGCGGAACGTGGTTGCCGCACAGCTGCATCAGCGGCTCAAGCTTCTCGGGCGGGAACGATGCCTGCCCATTGCGCATCCGCGACCAGTTGCCCTTGTCGATCCCCAGCGGGCCGTAGATCTCGCTGTCGACGAGCCCCGAAAGGTTCGCGCAGAGATTGATCGCCGCGACCATGGACGGCTGCAGCCGTACCGAGTTCTCGTCGACGACGCCGGGCGCGGCGCGCCGTGCGATTCGCAACTCCAGCTGCTCAACGCCCGACAACGAAGTTGTCTCGTGTTGTAGGCCCGATTTCGCACCTGATGCGGCCATGGGTACTGCTCGGTTCGGTGGGTCAGGCGATGGCTTGGTCGCGGAAGTACCGCGCAAGCTTCTCGACCGTGTCGACGCGCGGCGCGGGCGTCTGCCCACTCGCTATGCGCTGCACGGTGCTGAAGGGCACGCCAGATCCGCGGGCGACGGCGTACAGGCTCTGCGCCTTGGACTGCAGTTGCGCGCGGACAAACTCGAAGTCGCTCATGCCCCCAATATTGCACCCATGTATGGGTACACGCAACCCACCTTTGGTGACAGCGGCGCCCTACGCTCTTCAGCCATGGGGCGAGGCAAAGGCACGGGCAAGGGCGGCAACAAGCCCAAGGGCACGACGAAGCTCGTCCAGCCCCACGCTCGCGAGCTGCGTATGACGCTCGCGCAGAACCTGCGGGCCGCGATCGACGCGGAATGGCCGCCCAAGCCCAGCCAGCCCGAGAACTCGGACGGTATCGCCCGCCTTGCGGCCGGCGCCGGGTGCTCCGTGTCGACCGTCCAACGCATACTCGCGGGCGAGGTATCGCCGCGGGTCGACCAGATTGCAGATTTTGCGGCTGCCTTGGGTGTGCGCCCGATGCAGCTGCTGGACCGTCGATTCAACGCACAGGGTCGTGAGAGCCGAGATTCGGAAGTCGACCCGGGGAGAATGCTTCAGCGACCGCGAGGTTGATCGGTTGCTCTCCCGGTCCACACGCGGGCATAAGTACTCAGGTTCGCCCCTAACGAACGAGAGGCCGATCGCATGAGACCTGCCGTGCTGACATGCGTAGCGCTCGCCATAGCGCCGGTGTCCCCCGCGCGTGCGGCAGAAGAACTCGGGCCGCTGCAAAGCGCGGTGTTCGAGCGTCCTGGCACGCCCCGCGAGATCGCCACCGCAGCGCGCGCGTGCGCCATCAAGCACCTGCGGAATGACGCTTTCCAGATTCGCGACTCGTCGCGCGTTGGGTTCATGAGCCCGCCAGGCTCGACCGCGGGCGACGCAAACACGATCCCAGGCGGAGAAGTCGTGACAACGTTCGACCCTGACGCCGGGCTGGTCGTCGCGCAGAGCCGCATCACTCGCTCCGCGCTCTTCGGCAAGGAGAGCGTGCAAAGCACGGTGACGATCGAGGCTAAGGACGGGCGCTTCCGCATCACGCACTCGAGCATCGGCAGCGCGGCAGCGGACACGGGCTACGCAGCGAACAGCGGATACCACCCGGTGTACATCCAGGCCATGAGCGGGCACGCGAAGATCCGCGCGGCGCTCGAAGCGCTGACCGAGAAAATCGCGGCGTGCGTGCGGGACGCGCCGGCCTCGGACGACTGGTGATACCGAGCTGATACCCAATGATGGGTTGACCTGACCCAAACGTGGGTATAGGCTGCCTCCTACCTGCCGTAGGAGGACGCGATGTCCCGCACGTCGAATGCCGCAACCGCGCACGCCGTTCCGGCGCCGGTTCCTCCGCACCTGCGACGCCCGGCCGCACGCGACGCGCAGCACGCCGTCGAGCTTGCGGCCTGGTCCCGCCTCGAAGGTCTCGTCCGCCAGGGGCGCGAGGCCTGCGAGCGCGGCGAGCGCGGCGATCGCATCCGCGAACTGCGCCTGATCCGGTCCATCCGCGACGAGGCCCTGGCGCTGGCCGGGTATCCGCTGTGAGCGCCCTCGCCTGGTTGGAGCGGATCTACACGTCCGACGATCCGACGGGGATCTTCCTGCTCGCGTTCGCGATCGCGGTCCCGATGTGGCTCGCGGCGCTGTGGCTGCGCTGGATCGCGCGGATAGCCCTCGGACTGTTCCGCGCGGCCCTGCAGGGTCGCCGCGAGCGGCTGGAGCGCGAGCGCGCCCGCCGAGCGCGGCCCGGTCCGAACTGGCTGGCCGCGGATCTCCGGCGCCGCCGCGCGGGTACGCAGCCGTGATCCTCGACGACTACGACATGGTCACGGTCGTCAGCGAGCAGCAGGAGCGGAACGCCTACGCGGCGGCCGCGTGGCGCCTGCAGTACCAGCGACGCTCGCAGTGCCCCGACCCGCGGAACGACTTCCTGCGCCTGCTCGGGAAGCTGAACGACGCTTGCATGGAAAAGGCCAGAGCCTACGTGCGGTTGTCGGAGCGCACGCGCCTCGCGATCCAGCGTGCCCTGCAGGTCGAAGTCGACCGCCGCATTCGCACCGTCGTCCCTTTCCGCTCGCAGGAACGTCCGTGAAGCCAACGATCTGCACGGCGAGCGGCGTCGAGTTCGACCTCATGGCGCCAACTCCGGACATGGTGCGCATCGAGGACATCGCGCACGCGCTGTCGAACATGCCGCGCTTCGCGGGGCATACCCGCGAGTTCTACTCGGTCGCGCAGCACACGGTCCTTGTCGCGGATCTCGTCGCACACGCGGGCGCGACTCTGGGCACCCCCCGGTGGCATCAGCGCGTCGCAATGCTGCACGACGCTGCAGAGGCCTACGTCCTGGATGTGCCCACTCCGCTGAAGGCTCAGCTTCGCGCCTACGTGGAGATCGAGCAGCGCGTGCGCGCCGCGATCTTCGATCGCTTCGAGGTCTACTGGCCCCATCACGACCTTCCGTCCGCCGTGAAGTCCGCGGACAAGCTCGCGCTCCTCATCGAGCAGCGCGACCTCATGCCCACGGTCGACTGGTGGCGGAAGGCGCCGCAGCCGGAGCACCCGCCCATCACGCCGCTGGCACCAACTGCTGCGCGCGAGGCCTTCCTCGCCCGCTGGCGCCAGCTCAACCCGGAGTCCTGATACATGTCCGCAGCTCCCGAAGTACTCGCCGGCGTGCAGAGCATCCCGCTCGCGTCGCTGCGTGTGTCCGACACCGGCGCCCAGGCCGAGCGCCGCAAGCGCTTCGACAAGGCCGCGATCGCCGAGCTCGCCGAGAGCATCCGAACCGTCGGCCTGCTGCAGCCGCTCGTCGTGCGCCCCCGCGACGACGGGTTCCAGATCATCGCGGGTGAGCGGCGCTTCCTTGCCGCGCAGGCCGCCGGTCTGGACACGGTGCTGGCCGCCGTGCGCGAGCTCACCGACGACCAGGTGCTCGAGGTGCAGCTGATCGAGAACCTGCAGCGCGAAGGCCTGCACGAGCTCGTCGAGGCCGAAGGGTACGAGGCGCTGATGAAGCGCCACGGCTACACGGTCGACGACCTGGTCGCGAAGGTCGGGAAGTCGCGTGCGTACGTCTACGCGCGGCTGAAGCTGCTCGCGCTCTGCAAGGAGGGCCGGAAGGCGTTCTACGACGGGAAGATCTCCGCGTCGATCGCGCTGCTCGTCGCGCGCATCCCGGGCGACTCGCTGCAGCAGGAGGCGCTGAAGGAGATCACGCAGGGCCGCTAGGACGGCCCGATGTCGTATCGCGAAGCGAACGAGTACGTGCACAGCCACTTCATGCTGCGCCTCGGCGAGGCGGGCTTCCCGACCAGCGACGAGACGCTGCTGCCCGCCGCCGGCGCCTGCGGCACCTGCCCGAAGCGGACGGGAAACCAGCCCGAGCTGTTCTCCGACGTGAAGGGTGCAGACGTCTGCACGGACCCGGCGTGCTTCCGCGCGAAGCGCGAGGCCTGGGCCACGCGCCGCATCGAGCAGGCGCGCGCAGCGGGCCAGCCAGTGATCGAAGGCGCGGCCGCCAAGCGCATCGCGCCCTACGGTGGCCGCTCGACGCTGCAGGGATACTCGAAGCTCGACGACCGCGTCTACGACGATCCGAAGCGCCGCACCGTGCGGCAGATCCTCGGCAACAGCGCGGAGACCGTGCTCGTGAAGGTCGACGGCGGGAAGCACGATGCGACCGAGGTGGTCGAGGTCGTGCCCGAGCAGGCGATCCGCGCTGCGCTGAAGGAGAGCGGCGTCAAGCTGGATCGCTCCTCCTCCAACCCGGAGCAGGCAGCGCGCGAGAAGAAGGCGAAGCGTGAGCGCGCGGCGCGGGAGGCGATCGCGAACGCCGTGCTCGCGAAGGCGCAGGCGTCACTCGGACAGCACCTCGGTCCGCAGGAGCTCCGCGACGTCGCGCGCGGCTACTGGTCCGAGATGCAGGCGGATACGAAGAAGGCGCTCTGCAAGTTCCTGGGCTGGGAGCTCGTCGTGGTGAAGGACCGGTACCGGGGCGCGCACGGCGACCTCGAGGCGACGGCCGAGGCGCAGCTGCCGAAGATGGACGTTCCCGCGCTCAATCGCTTGCTGCTGGCCTGCGTGATCGCCGGCGAGCTGCAGGTCTCGACCTGGTCGGACGCGAAGCCCGAGGGCCTGCTGCGGATGGCAGCGCGCTACCGCGTCGACGCCGCGAAGATCCGGCGCGACCTTGCCGCCGCGGACAAGGCTGCAGCGAAGAAGCCCGCCGCGAAGAAGGCGGCGAAGGCGAAGCGGCGCTGATGGCGAAGCCACGCAAGAGACAGCGCTACCGCCGGTGGAGCGCTAATGATCTCGCGGAGCTCGTACGGCGCTACCCGCACGAGCGCACCGCCGCGATCGCGCGAGATCTCGACCGCGACGAGCGCGCGGTGTACGCGAAGGCTGCAGTACTCGGGCTGTCGAAGCATCCCGCGTTCCGCGCCGAGCTGCGCGCCGCGCACAACGAGTCGCTGATGAACGCTGGCGCGCCATATCGGTTCCGGCCCGGGAACGTGCCGCACCAGGCCGGCAAGAAGGGATGGGACGCCGGCGGGCGGAGTCACGAGACGCGATTCAAGAAGGGCCAGCGCCCGCACACCTGGCGCCCCATCGGCACCGAGCGCATCTGCTTCGACGGCTACCTGCAGCGCAAGGTCTCCGACACCGGCTACCCGCCGCGGGACTGGAAGGGCGTGCACGTCCTGAACTGGGAAGCGGTCCACGGGCCCGTTCCAGACGGGCACGCCCTCACCTTTCGCGACGGCAACCGCCAGAACTGCGCGATCGAGAACCTCGAGCTGGTGTCGCGCGTCGAGCTCATGCGCCGCAACAGCTACCACACGCGCTACCCGAAGGAGATCGGCCAGGCGATCCAGCTCCGCGGCGCGCTCGTCCGAAAGATCAACCGTCTGGAGAGGCAGCGTGAAGACCGGAATCAGTGATCTGCGGGAACACCTGTTCGCGACGCTCGAGTCGCTGCGCGACGAGGAAAAGCCGATGGACATCGCACGCGCCAAGGCGATCGCCGATGTCGCGCAGACCATCATCAACTCCGCGAAGGTCGAGGTGGACTACATCAACGCGACCGGCGGCACGGGCTCGGGGTTCATCCCGCACGAGAAGCCGTCAGCCGCGCCCGGTCAGACCGCTGCACCTCGCCTGGTGAAGTCGTCGTGAGCCACCGCTACCGCCGACACGAGCTCGGCTCGCTCCAGTGGAGCGAGTGCCCGGACTGCTCCGAGACCGTCGTCGTGGCGCAGACGCCGGACGGCCTGCAGCAGCTCGACACCATTCCTGACGGCGGCGCGCCGGGTGAGCCCGCGTACGAGCCGCATGACTGCCCGACCAGCAAGGAGACCTGACCGATGGCCCGTCCGTTCCTCGAAACACTCCGCGAGCTTCGCGCCGGCCAGACGCTCGACGAGCTCGCCGACGAGCTGCAGTGCCTCGTCGCAGCCGTTCGCGCGACCGGCAAGCCCGGCGAACTCACGCTGAAGCTGAAGGTGAAGCCGCCGAAGAAGAGCACCTCCGAGTACCTGACGATCGAGGACTCGGTCACCACCAAGACGCCGCGCCTCGAACGCGAGGACACGCTGTTCTTCACGACCGCCGACAACAACCTGACGCGCCGCAACCCGCGCCAGCCCGACCTTCCCCTGCAGGGCTACGTCGACACCGAGACCGGCGAAGTGATTGCCGCCGGCACCTGACCCCTCCCCCACTTCCCCCCCCGGAGACCTACAGACCATGGATGCAGAAGCCGTCCGAGAGCTCGTCGATTCCATCGCGAGGCCCGAGTTGCACGAGCTCGGCACCGAGCACGCGATCATCACGCTGCCCCCCGAGTTCAAGATCGAGGACGCCAAGCGCTTCCTGCCGCCCCCGAGCCGGCCGCAGCAGAAGGTGCAGCTGACGACCGTCGAGTCGTTCGTCGCCTACGTCAACCGCTACCGCACCGGCTCCACCGCGGTGTTCGCGGACGAAACCGTGGGGAAGTTCGAAGCGGTGCTCGACTACCACAACGCCGTCACGCTCATCGAGCCGACGAAGCCCGCGGCCGGCGGCGACGAGATCGCCGCGCGCATCGTGGCGTACTCGACGAGCGACGTGCGTCGCGGCCACCAGGATCACGTCGCGTTCTACGACGCGCCCCACTCCGTCGAGTGGAAGGCCTGGGCGGGACGCGACGGCCAGTGGATGAACCAGCAGGACTTCGCGCTGTTCGTGGAGTCGCGCCTGCTCGAGGTCATCTCGCCGGCGCCCGCGGACCTGATGCAGCTCGCGCTCGAGCTGCAGATCCACAAGGCCGCGGAGTTCCGCAGCGAGCAGGTGCTGCAGAGCGGCCAGACGCGCTTCCGCTACGAGGAGACGATCAGCGGCTCCTCGCGCGGCGGCGAGCTCGCGATCCCGAAGGCCTTCACGATCGCGATCCCCGTGTTCCTTGGCGAGAAGCCCGAGACGATCGAGCTTCTGTTCCGCTTCCGCCTGCAGGACGCGAAGCTGTCCCTCTCGTTCCAGGTGCAGCGGAAGGAGCAGATCGTCGCGGCGGCCGCGCAGCGCGTCTCCGAGGCGATCCGCGCCGGCCTCGACAAGGACGTGCAGTTCTACCGCGGGCGGAGGGCCTGACGCGGCAACGGTTCGTCGGCGCTGCCTACACGGGTCCCGTGTTTACGGATCGCCCGGAAGGAGCCGATGCGGTCGCGAAGGGCAGCTAGCGATCGCCCCTGACGTCGGCAGGGAGAACGAGGGCGCCAGCCCCTGTGAAACCCGGCGCGCTGGAAGTCGTAGCGGGGCCCGGTTCCGGGCCGGTGTCCCCGCCGCGCATCGATAACGGAGGATCTGTGGAACAGCAGCAGCAGAAGTTCGAGGCCTGGGCGGTCGTCGAGCTGTTCGGCCACCAGCGTGTGGCCGGGCGGCTCTCCGAGCAGGCGATCGGCGGTGAGACGTTCCTGCGCGTGGACGTGCCCGCGTCGAGCGGTCACGCGGAGTACTCGCGGCTCTTCGGCAAGGGAGCGATCTACTGCATCAACCTGTGCGACGAGGCGACGGCGCGAGCTGCGGCCGCGTACGTGCGTCCGCCGTTGAAGGCGTACGAGCCGCTCCCGACGCTGGCAGCACCGGACGGTGTGGCCGTCACGCGCGCGCAGGTCGACGACGACTACGACTTCGGTGACGACGAACCGCCGCTGTGAACACGGTCCGCCCCTCCGTCTCGCTCGACGACCAGGTCCGATGGGCTGAAGGCGCGGCCGCGCGCACGAAGAACTACTGGGCGAAGTTGCTTCGCGACGGGAAGGCAAATCCCGTGACGGCACGCCTCGAGGTGGATCGCGCAGACGCCGTGGTCGAGACGCTGAAGAAGCTGCTGCAGGGAGGATTCCGTGCCGTCGACTGACCTCTTGGGTGCGCCGATCGCGGAGACGCCAGCGATGTCTGCGCCGCTCCCGTACCGCGTGTACCGGATGAACGACAGCGAGTGGTGGATGGCGCGGTCGCTCGACGAAGCGCGCACGGCCTACTGCGCCTGCTACGGCACGGAGTTCTCGGACACCGCCGATGCGCGCGAGCTCACGGACGACGAGCTGAAATGCCTCATGTTCATCGACGATGAATCGAACCCCTCGGCCAGGCGCACCTTCCGCGAAGAGCTCGAGCGGCAAGCAGCCACTGCGACCGGGGCGGAGTTCTTTGCGACGACGGAGTGGTGACGTGCCGCAATCCCGCCCGATCCTATTCTCCGCTCCTATGGTCCGCTCGCTTCTCATCGGCCGGAAGACGCAGACCAGGCGCGTCGTGAAGGGAGCGCCGCCGGCGGGCACCACGGACTTCATCCGCTACCACCACCCCGACGACGAGCTCGGCGCGCGTCCGTTCTTTTGGGCGTGGGGTGCGGACCCGGATCACCCGGACGCCGAGTGCATTCTCGATTTCGCGCTGCCCTGCCCCTACGGCGCGCCCGGCGATCTGCTGTGGGTGCGCGAGACATGGGCGCGCCACGCCGATGGCGTTACCTATCGAGCCGACTTCGACGAAACGAGTTTCGCAGCTACGGGCGGAATCGCTTGGCGGCCGTCCATCCACATGCCACGCGCGCTCGCGCGCATCACGCTGCGGATCACCGAAGTGCGCGTCGAGCAGCTGCAACGGATCACCGAGGCGGACGCACGCTGCGAGGGCGTGGACGAGATCCGCGCGCGCGTGCCGACGTGCCGCGACGCGTACCGGCTGCTGTGGGACGACATCCACGGCGCCGGCGCATGGGACGGGAATCCTTGGGTGTGGGTCGTCGCGTTCGAGCGCGCGCGGGAGCTTCCGGCATGACGCATCCGATCCCCGACGCCGCGCTCCTGCAGCACGTCATCGCGCTCGGGAAGACGGGCAGCGGGAAGAGCTCCGCGCTGCGCAGCCAGGTTGAGCGGCTGCTCGATCTCGGCCGGCCGGTGTGCATCGTCGACCCGAAGGGCGACTGGTACGGCCTGCGCTCCGGCGCCGACGGCCGCTCGCCGGGCTACCCGATCGTGATCTTCGGCGGCGATCACGCGGACGTGCCGATCAACGCGCACGCGGGCGCGGCGGTCGCCGAGCTGATCGCGACCGGGAACCGCCCGGCGCTGATCGATCTCGGCGGCTGGATGGTCGGCGAGCGCACGCGGTTCTGGATCGACTTCGCGTCGACCCTCTTCCGCGCGACGCGCGGGCCGCGCTGGCTCGTGATCGACGAGGTCCACAACTTCGCGCCGCAGGGGAAGATCCTCGACCCGGACGCCGGCAAGGCCCTGCACTGGTCGAATCGCCTCGCGAGCGAGGGCCGCGGCAAGGGCCTCACGATCCTCGCGGCGAGCCAGCGCCCGCAGAAGGTGCACAAGGACTTCCTCACCAGCGCCGAGACGCTGATCGCACTCCGCGTCGTGCACCCGCTCGACCGCGGCGCGATCAAGGACTGGATCGACGGCTGCCCGGATCCGGCGAAGGGTCGCGAGGTGCTGCAGACGCTCGCATCGCTGCCGCGCGGCGAGGCCTGGGTCTGGTCGCCGGAGATCGGGTTCGGGCCCGAGCGGATCCGTTTCCCGAAGTTCCGCACGTTCGACTCGTTCTCGCCGCGCGAGGACGGCGCGGCGCCGCTCGCCGGCTGGGCGGAGGTGGACCTCGCGGACGTACGCGCGCGCCTGGCGGCGGTCGTGCAGGAGGCCGAAGCGAACGATCCCGCGACCCTGCGCGCGCGTATCCGGCAGCTGGAGGCGCAGCTCGTGGACGTGCTGAACCGACCGAGCGGCTTCACGGCCGACGTCGTCGAAGATGCGCGGCGCGCGGGCTATCGGAACGGCGTAGAGGCCGGCTTCACGCTCGCAGCCGAGGCGGCGAAGAAGGCATTCGACGCGGCGCTGCTGTCGACTCTCGCGGATGGTTCCGCCACTTTGGCGCCAGAGGACACGCCGGTCACCGAGGCGTGGATCGCCGAGCAGGTGCGCAAGGAGATCTCGGATCGCGAAGTCGTCCTCACTGCGACGCGCGCACCGCACGCACCGCCGGCGGCCGGCGTCGGCGGATCCGGGAAGCGGCGGATCCTGATCGCGCTCGCGCAGTTCCCCGCCGGCCTGAAGCCGCGGCGCGCCGCCCTCCTCGCCGGCCTCGTGCACGGCTCCGGCACCTGGTCGAAGTACCTGGGGCAGCTGCGCAGCGCCGGGCACGTCGAGAGCGACGGCGATCGGCTCCGGATCACCTCCGCCGGGAAGAAGGCGCTTGGCCGGTATGAGCCGCTGCCGACCGACCGCGCGCTGATCGCCTACTGGCAGCAGTGGCTCGGCGACGGCGGCCAGCGTCGGATCTTCGACGTGCTCATCGCCGAGTACCCGCGCGCGGTGCCGCCGGCGGCGGTCGCCGCGGCGGCCGGGCTCGTGTACGGCAGCGGCACATGGTCGAAGTACATCGGCCGCCTGCGGTCGCTCGAGCTCGTCACTGGACGCGATCGGCTGAAGGCGTCGGACGACCTCTTCACGGACGGAGACGCATGAGCCACCGAAGCAGCTCAGTTTCCGGCCAGCTGCTCCTGGCCGCCGCGATCTCCGTGCTCGCGCAGCCGCGCCGGTACGGCATGTCGGATCCGCGGGTGATCCCCGCGCCTCCTCCGCCGACTCCCGCGCCGCGGCCGCAGCAGGCCCCGCTTCCACCGCCGCCGCGCCCGGCAGAAGTGCCGCGGCCCGCGCCTCAGCTCGCCGCCGACGCGCGCGAGCGCCTGGCCGCGGCGGAGGCGAAGCGCGCACGGAAGGCCGCTCGACGGATGTCGCATCGATGAACCGCGCCCAGCGCCGCGCACGCGCCTCGATCGCCCGTGTCCTCGCAAAGGACCGCCCGCCGGCGCTCACGCCCATCCCGCGGGACGAGTGGCCCGACTGGCATCCATCGCGCGTCGGCGCATGGATCTCGCGCGACTGGATCGTGCAGCTCTACCTCGAGGAGCCGGTCCAGGGCGTACCCGTGCACCGCATGTCGGTGAACCGGGCGGCCCTGCAGAGCGGAGGGCGGTTCGTCGACGGAATCTCGTGGGACGAGCTGCAGGTGCTGAAGCGCGAGATCGGATACGGCGACTGGTATGCCGTCGAGATATACCCGCGCGATCGCGACATCGTGAACGTATCGAACATGCGCCATCTCTGGATGCTCGAGCGGCCGCTCGAGATCGGGTGGTTCAACGGAGCACGCGGATGACGACGAGCACGCTTACCGAGGAGAGCCAGCGCGCGGCGCGGGCGGGCAAGATCATCGCGGCCGGCTGGGAGTCGTTCCGCGCGCAGGTGGTGGCGCCCGACGCCTCGCCCACGCAACTGCGCGAGATGCGGCTCGCGTGGTTCGCCGGCGCTCAGTACCTCTACACCGCGCTGATTCGAATGATGGACGCCGGCGACGAGCCGACGGCCGCCGACCTCGCCGTCATGATGGCGATCGACGACGAGCTGAACGCGTTCGCCGCCGACTTCACGGCGCGCCTGGCGCACGACGCGGCAGCCGGCAATGGCTGACCTGATCCAGATCCCCGCGCGGCCAGCCTACCGCGAGACGACGCTCGCGGAGCTGTGGGCGGAAGCAGAGACGCTCGGCCGCGTGAGCGTCTCGAGCTACGGCCGCGACTACACCGTGTCGATCATGTTCCACAGCCGGCGCGGCTCGACGATCTTTGCGAAGGGCGAGCACGCGAGCATCGCTTGCGCAGTCGGCCTGGCGATCAACGAGGCGCGCGAGTTCGGCGCCGGGAGCGCCGAATGACGTTCCACCAAATCGTTCCGGGTCAGCAGCGCCGCCAGGTTTGGAAGTTCGACGCCCCGGCGCCAGGCTGTGAGGCTCGCCTGCACATGCCGGTTGGGACAGAGCTTCTGCACCTCGAGCTGCAGCGCGGAGCGCCGAAGATCTGGGGCCTTGTGCCGATCGACGAGCCCGCGATGGAGCACCGGTGGTTCATCTGCGCAGGCACCGGCTGGACTCTGACCGGCGACCTCCAGCACCTCGGCTCATTCCAGGATGGCATCGGCGGCGTGTGGCACGTCTTTGAGATCTCCGCCGAGTACGCCGGCAGGGCGCTCCCGACATGAACGAGACGCATCGTGAACGCGCTACGTGCGCGCTGTACGTGCTCGTCGGCGCGGTGATCGGCTCCGCACTCGCGGGCAACACCACGGCGGCGCACTCCTACATCGCTGCCGCCGTCATCGCATGGGCACTGCGCGACGCGGGTCCACGGTCATGAGCGACACCAAGAACATCGAGATCGCGCTCCGCGCCGCGAAGCTGATGCACACGATCGGCGGACTGGTAGAAGCACGCGACTTCCTCGTGCGTCGCGCGATCTTCGCTGAGGTGGTCGAGCAGCTCGGGCCGCTCGGCAAGGCGATCGATGAGACGCGGCCTGCGGGCGCCGCCACCAAGGTGCGGTGATGGGGTGGGAAGTAGGCTTCGATCCGAACTGGCAGCGGGACATCGGCTACGGCGTGCCCGCGACTTGCGATCACCCGGGCTGCGGTACGGACATTGACCGCGGCCTCGGTTACGTGTGCGGCGGCGGCACCGGAGAGCATGGGTGCGGCCTGTACTTCTGCTCGAAGCACCGGGGCGCTGACGATCTCTGCGAGCGGTGCGTCGCGGGCGAGGAGCCGTTCGAGCCGACGCCGGACACTGGGGCGTGGAATCACCACAAGGCGACCCACGAGTCGTGGGCGAAGTGGCGCGCGCAGCAGCTCCGGGCTCGTTCAAGGAACGCGTGACATGCGGGTATGGCCGAACGGTCAGGCACGAGGCTTCCAACCTCGCTACGCGAGTTCGACTCTCGCTGCCCGCTCCATCGAAGCGCGTGCGGCGCATCCGAGGGGGCATCGCGATGGCTGACCTACCGAGCTACGGGCTGGAATGGCGTGGCCCCAGGGAGCCTGTGGCGGTTCCGAAGCCGGACGGCTACTGGACGCCGTGGCACATCGCGAACACACAGATCGACGCACTTGCCGCCCGGCTGGAAGAGCTGCAGAGCGCACTGCGCGAACTAGTGGCGCTGAAGGACATGCACGACCAGTTCGACGCTATGAAGCAGGACGTGCCCGACGTGGCTACCGCAGTCGTGCTCGAAGGCATCGGCGCGGAGTACCGCAAGCGAAAGCCTGCTGCGTGGGAGCGCGCACGCGCGCTCGTGAACGCCCCTCCGATCATGAGAGCAGATGCGCCTGCGTCTGTTGCTCCCGCGCCGGACTTCCGCGCGCTGGTCGAGAAGTGCCGCCCGTGGATCAACGCTCAGGCGGGCGGACAGCACGGGCTGTGGACGGCGCGCGAGCTGCTCATCGAGATCGACGCCGCTCTCGCCTCCCCGCCGCCGGCCGAGCCGAAGCCCGTCGAGTTCGATGAACCGCTGTGCGCGCGGTGCGAATCGCCCATCGTGGAACTTGGGAAGCCGTGCCCGAAGTGCAGCCCCACCGATCAAACGTCAGGAGGTGTTTCGTGAGCGCGTGCGGTGCCTGCTGTGCCTGCGGATACGCGGCCCCCCTCCACAGCGAGGAATGCCCCGAGCTACACCTTGCGATCGCGTCGGAGTTGGAACGCGCTCTGGTGCGCCGCGTCGTCGCCGAAGTGTGGCGGATGATCCCCAATGGCACGGACCCGTATGCGGCGGGCTTCGGCCTCGCGGTGGATGAAATCGCGGTACGGCTGCAAGCGGCGTGGGGCGAGGAGCCGACAGAAGCCGCGGCTTGGGCACATGTGGCGCCTGACACGAAGCCCGCGCAGGCCGATCAAACGACAGCGATTCCATGTGTGCGCTGCGGCGGTCCGGACGGGCCGACCTGTGCGGCGTGCGAGGAAGCCGTGAACGGACCGAGGTACTGATCGTGAGCGATCTTCACGAACTGCGGAGCTACGTCGAGGCCGAGATCGCCGAGTGCGACAAGACCATCGGGTCTAACGCATCGGCCGGCTGGATGGTTGAGGACGCGCGCGACGAGCGGCGCGAACTGCGGCGGAAGCTCGAAGCTATCGAGGCCGTTGAGCAGATCGCACGGCAGATGGAGGCATCGAAGCACCGTCGCCGGATACCCGGAGCACCTGTCACGAAGTCTCCGCCTCAGGAGGGAGCATGAGCACAAACGATCCCGCGCTCGACTTGGCGTGGGCGCAGGGGCGCTACGCAATCGCGAGCGAGTGGCACGAACAGTGCGTGAAGCAGTTGCAGCGCGCGGTGCGCGAGCAGCGCCAGGCGCGTCTCGATATGGAGTCTGCGCAGGCGAAGATCCGGCAGGCGCGCGCGGATAACTCAGAGCTTGGTCGGGAGGGGTGATGGGACTCGATGCACAGCCGTCGTATATGACGGAGCCGCCTGCGGTGCTCATCGCGCCGAATGGGACGGTTGGGATCTTCGGGGGCGACACGCCCGCAGGAACGTGCCGCGACCACGCAGCCGCGTCGCTCGCATGGGCTATCGCGGTGTTGACCGAGGAGCTGCAACGGACGATTCAGGCGCCCGGTCATGGCAACGCGAGCGTTGAACCGATGTTCGCGCTGCATGAGGCGGCAGCCGCCGTCATCGACGAGAGCAGCGATAGTGACAGCGCATCCGAGGAGCGATAAATGCCGAGGCTACCCAGCGACAAGACCATTACCGCGAACCTGCGGCGCGAGAACAACCGGCTCCGCAAGGAAGTGACGACGACGCGCGCAGCCGCCGAGTCCTACCGCGTTCGCGCGACGCGGGCCGAGCAGGAAGTGTCCGACTGGAAGCGCCGGTTCGACGCGCTGCTGGAACGTAGGGCCGCTGCTCTCAGCCCAACTGATTCAAGGTAACCGAGTCCGTGAACGAACGAGCGTTCCGAAAGCGCCTGGACTGGATGATGGGCATTGAGCCGCTGGGCAGGTTTCGGCGGTTCTCCATGTCCAGCGACTATGCGAATTCGTACTCGCTCCGGCCGAGCTCTGCGCGCGACTGGACGAGCCGCTTTTCGTACGAGCGTGCCGGATATGACTTCGAGGACGCATGGGACATCTGGCTGTCCCGGCGCCCGCGATCAACGGTCCCGACTGGAGCTCCGCACGCGTGACCGATGGGGCTCTCCACCGAACCGTCCGGGAGTGCGGGAACCCGCGCTGCCGGGCGCTCTGGCTCGAGGATCCGCGCGGCCGCTGCCCGGACTGCGTCGGGAAGCTCGGCGGCGGCTGGACGTGCACGCCGCGCATCGCGCGCGTGCCGCCGGTTCGCGCGCCGCGGAGGAAGAAGGCGTGACGTCAGCCCTGCCCCTGCGTCCGGCGCCGATCGAGCTCCGCCTGGTAGCGCGCAGCGAGCGCCGTCAGCCGCTCCGCGTCGCGCAGGAAGATCTCGCGATAGGAGGTGCCCTCGCTGCCCTCCGCGTCCTTCCGGCGGACATGAGCGAGCGCGCGGCACGCCATCGCGGACGATTCGAGGTCGAGGTCGGACAGGTCTTCGAGGGCCATGGCCGAGAGTCTAGTCGAGAGGTCGAGGTGAGCGCATGAGCGGCGAGCTGCTCCCCCTGCAGGTCTGGGCCGAACGCGTGTACGGCGAGAACGCTCCGTCCATCGTGACGCTACGCGCCTGGGCGCGGGACGCCCGCATCCAGCCGGCGCCAGAAAAGCACGGGCGGACGTACTTCGTGCCCGCCGGCGCGCGGTACGTCGAGCCAGGACGGAAGCCGCGGAAGCGGCTAGTCTCCCGCCTCTATGGCTCCGAGAATGCGTAGACCGGACCAGCGAGGCCTGCCGCCGCACACGCGGGAGCGCGACGGCTACTACTCGTGGCGGGATCCGCTCACCGGGAAGGAGTACGGCCTCGGGCGCGATCGGCTCCGCGCGATCTCGGAGGCGATCGAGGCGAACATGCGCATCGCCGCGCAGCTCGAGCAGGAGCGGCCGCGGCTCGTCGATCGACTCAGCGGCGACGGCGACCGCACGTTCGGCGCCTGGCTCACCCGCTACGACACGTTCCTCGGCACGCTGAAGCTCGCGGAGAACACCCGCCGCGCCTACAAGTCGCTGTCGAAGCGCGCCGGCGAGCTGCTCGGCCGCGAGAAGCCGATCCGCCGCATCACCGCGCTGGACCTCACGGCCGCGTTCGACGCGGTGAAGGCCGAGGGCAAGGAGCGCGCGGCCCAGGCGCTGCGCTCGTGGCTGAAGGACTGCTTCCGCCAGGCGGTGGCGGATGGCTGGATCGACGAAAGCCCGGTGCGCGCTACGCGCGCGGTGCAGGTGGAAGTCAAGCGCGCGCGGCTCACGCTCGAGGTCTTCCGGCAGGTCTACGCGTCCGAGATCCCAGCCTGGCTGCGGAACGCCATGGCGCTCGGCCTCGTGACAGCGCAGCGCCGGGAGGACATCTCCCTCGCCCGGTTCGCAGACGTGCGAGACGGCGGCTGGTGGGTCGAGCAGACGAAGACGAAGAACCGGGTGTTCCTGCCGCCCGAGCTACGGCTGGAGGCGTTCGGGATGAGCCTCGACGAGGTCGTGCGCCAGTGCCGGACGACGGGCGTGCTGTCGAAGCACCTCGTGCACCAGGTGCAGCCCTTCGGCAACTCGCCGGTGGGCTCGCGGATCTGGAAGGACACGATCAGCCGGCGCTTCTCGGACGCCGTGGAGGCTCTGCAGCTCGACTGGGGCGACCGCGCGCCGCCGACGTTCCACGAGATCCGCAGCCTCTCGGAGCGGCTCTACGCGGCGCAGGGCAACGTCAGCACGCAGGAGCTGCTCGGGCACAAGGATCCGCGCTCCACGCGGCTGTACCACGACTCGCGCGGCGCGGAGTGGGTGAAGGTGCGGGTGGGATGACCGTGTCGGAGAACGTCACCCGACTGCCGATCAGGGCGCGCGAGCACGGGAAGCGCGGGCTTCACGTCGTGCAGTCGACGTTCACCGCCGAGAAGTGCCGCCACACGCCGGACGGCAACACGTACGAAGTAGACGATGCCGCAGGAACCGTCGAGTGTGGCAAGTGCGGCGCGAAGCTGTCGCCGACGTGGGTGCTGCTCCAGCTCGCGCACGCCGAGAGCATCTGGCTGAACAACCGCGACCGGCACCACGCGATGCTGAAGAAGCTCGAGGCACGCTCGCGCGCGAAGTGCGACCACTGCGGGAAGATGACGAGCGTGCGCCCGTGACGCGTCGTATGTCGCCCTGACATCTGCCGCGAGCCACCACTGTATACGCGGCGCGAATGGGAGACGCAGTGGGAGGCGAATGGGAGAGCGCCGAGAGGCACGCCCAAGGCGCTGTTCTAGCGACGATTTTCCGGGCGAGCGCCTGCTATTGGTACTTTGCCCATGCACAGGAACAGGATTCTCACGTCGATCTCCGCACTCCCGGCGGGGCGTCGCTCGCCGCCGCGACTCAGCGCCTGCCACTCCGCGCAGCCGCGCGGAACGCCGCCTCCGCCGCCGCGAG